CGGGCTCTCCGTGACGCCCCAGCTCGGCGTGGGGCTATCGGCGGTCCTGAACGGCGTCTCCGGGCTCTCCGTGACGCCCCAGCTCGGCGTGGGGCTATCGGCGGTCCTGAACGGCGTCTCCGGGCTCTCCGTGACGCCCCAGCTCGGCGTGGGGCTATCGGCGGTCCTGAACGGCGTCTCCGGGCTCTCCGTGACGCCCCAGCTCGGCGTGGGGCTATCGGCGGTCCTGAACGGCGTCTCCGGGCTCGCGGCGTCAACCGCAGTTGGCATGGTTCAGACGGCGACGCTTACGGGCGCGTCAAGCCTCTCGGCGCTTACAACCATGTCGCTCACGACTTTTTACGTCGCAACCACCACACTCACCATTCCGGCAGGCGTAACCACCATTGCGGCAAAGGCTATTGGCGGCGGCGCGGGCGGGTATGATTCAGTAGTCCCCACTAATTATGGCGGCGGCGGCGGCGGCGGGGCCTATGCCGCCACAACCGCCATTTCGGTTACGCCAGGAAATACTTCATGGATTACAGTCGGCGCAGGTGGAGCGCGCCTCACTAACGGCAATGATTCTTGGTATAACGTCGTCTCCAACGCCGCCCCCACGCTGACTTCACAGGGCGCGCGCGCCAAGGCGGGCCTCGCCGCGACCACCGCAGGAACGGTTGGCGGTCTGGGCGGCGCGGCGGCGAGCTGTGTAGGCAACACGACTTTCAGCGGCGGCAATGGCGGGAGTTGCGCGACTCCCAGTTCAACCGGCGGCGGTGGCGGCGGCGGCGCTGCGGGCTCCGTTGGCGCTGGTAAAGCGGGGGGCGCGTCTACAGGGACTAACGCGGGCGGCTGTGGCGGCGGCGGCTCGAATGGCGGAACTTCCACGGCGGGCGCCAACGGCGGAGCGGGGGCGTTCGGCGCTGGCGGCGCTGGCACGGGCGGAACGGGCGGCGGCGCGACCTCTGGCGCGGCGGGCACGGTTGGCGGCGGCGGCGCGGGCAGTAATGGCGGCGTATCCAACACGGCGGCGGGCGGCGCGGGCGGAAGCGACACGACATTGAACGCCACACACGGGTCTGGCGGCGGCGGCGGCGGGTCTGGCGGCGCGAGCAGCGGCACTTCAGGAAATGGCGGCGCAGGCGGCGCTTTCGGCGGTGGCGGCGGTGGTTCTGGTTTCCCTGTCTCGGCTGCCGGAAACGGCGGCGCTGGCGGCGCGGGGTTGGTTGCCTTAACATATACGATAACGAGCTAAGGATTTGATGACATGGCGGCTTTTACGGCGACCCCGCGCAACGCGATGATTGACTGGTATACCGGCAAGACGACGCCTGCGGCCGTCGCAACGCGGTATATCTCGATTTGGAACGGTGACCCTCAGGGCGCCGGAACCGAGGTTATCTCGACTATCACAGGCTCGGCCAACCGACAACCGATTACCGCGAGCATGGCGGCTGCGGCGGCGGGCTCGGCGGCCTCAACCGCCAACATCGTGTTCACGACAAGCGCGGTTGGCTCCGCCGTGGTCAACTTCATCGCGATTCACGACGCAATAACAGCCGGAAATATCATTGGCTCTGTTGGTGTTACGTCGAAAACCCCCCAAGTCGGTGATAGTCTGTCAATTCTGTCAGGCAATCTCGTCGTCAGCATCACATAAGGAGCCGCCATGCCGGAAAACGAACTGACCATTTCGGTTCACCAAGCTTTTGTCACCCGCCAGGAAATGCTGGCGGGAGTCGCCGTTCATGCGCGCTCGATAGCGCTCTGCCTGGACCAGCATTTGACCACGGACTTAAGCAATCTCAACCTCAAGTGGCTGTTTGAGGAAGTGAAAAGGATGGAAGAATTGATAATTCAGGCCAATAATGCGACCATGGCTGAAATTCAGCTCAGAAATACAACTGAACTCGCCAATGAAGCTAAAATTTCGTGCGAGCTTACCGTCACAAAGCCTGACGGTTCTGTGGAGTAACATAAAGAGCGGAGCAGCGCATGTCTTTTACCTATTCAACGTTTTTGACCGCGCTTGCTCAAGAAATCGCGATCACTACGACAAATCCTGACTTTCAGGCTATACTTCCGACGTTTATCCAGAACGCGGAGTTGAGGATTTTTCGTGACCTCGACCTATTGTCGACTGTTTTTCGTGACGCCGCGCTTACCCCGGCGCACAACCAGCGCTCACAGACGCTGCCGCAGACCTACGGGCAGTTTGTGGTGGTTGAGGGGGTCAACTTCATGAATCAGACAGTGCGTTTAAACGCTCTCACCCCCTGTTCGCGTGAGTTCATTGACGGACTGTTCCCAACCGAGACCGCCCCGGCGTCGACCTCATCGCCCCGGTTTTTCGCCCGAGACACGGACCAAACGATTCTGGTGGCCCCCTCATTGGGGAACGGATACGCCACACCCAGTCTCGAAGTCGTGGGGACCGTGCGCCCCAATCCGCTCAGCGCGACCACGACCACGACGTTCATTTCGCAGAATCTGCCGGACCTGCTGCTCTATGCGGCCATGGTTGAGGCGACGGGGTGGATGAAAAACTATGGCGCGCAGGCTGAAGACCCGAAGATGGGGATGAGCTGGGAGTCCCGGTATCAGGGCGCGCTCAGCCCGGCGCTGTCCGAAGAGACGCGGAAAAAATTCCAATCAGGCTCATGGTCCGCGAAGTCCAGGCCGATGAGCCAGCCGGAAAGGGTGTGATATGGGCGTCTCCACCGTCACCCTCAGACCAGGGCTCAATGTCGAGATTACGCCGACCCAGAACCAGGGCGGCTATACCGTAACCCAGCTCGGCCGCTACAAGGCCGGGCTGTTTCAGAAAATGGGCGGCTGGGCGAAGTTTTTTCCCGTGAAGGTCGACGGGGTTTCTAAGGTCTCTCATACATGGCGCGACCTTGCCGGGAACAATCATTTATCCATCGGCACGACAGCCGACTTGGATGTAATCACCAATGGCGTTTATCGAGATGTATGTCCGCAAACCCTAACGACGAACCCAGCTGTCAATTTTGCAACGACGATAAACACAAATATCGTCACTATTACTGACACTGCAGTCAATAATATCACCAATTATGATGCAGTATTCTTGAATACGCCTATATCTGTTGGCGGTCTGAATCTATCTGGGTTATATCAGGTTGCGGCCAATATCTCGCCTACATCCTACCAGATTTATGCTTCGTCGCTGGCGACCGCGACCGTCGTTGCGCCCGGCGGCGCTGCGCCAGCGTTCACAACCGTATCCGGCTCGGCGCTGGTCACCGTCACCTTCGCCAACCACGGCCTGCAGGCGGCCTATGATATCGTGTTCCCCATCGCTACCACCACGGGCGGCGTCACGATTCTTGGCCGGTACGAGGTGGTCAGCATCATAGACGCCAACAACTTTATCATCAGCGCCACGAACGCGGCGTCATCGGCGGCCGGGCCAACGCCCATGAACGGCGGGCTGGCGCAATTCCTATACTACATCGCCATCGGCCCCCAGGCGCTCGCCGGAGCATACGGAGCCGGGCCGTATGGCGCCGGGCCATACGGCATCGGGACGCCGATTACTGGCCAGACAGGAACCGATATCCAGGCTGTCGACTGGTCCTTGGACCACTGGGGCGAGCTGCTGATGAGCTGCCCCAAGAACGGCCCTATCTTCTATTGGGGGCCGTCATCCGGGTTCGTGAACAGCTCTGTGGTTCCGGCCGGGCCGCCGATTAACACCGGCATGTTCGTGAGCACCAACAATCAGTTCGTCATCGCATACGGCTCGACGTCGTATGCGTCCATCGGCGTGTATCAGGACCCGCTGCTCATCCGGTGGTGCGACGCCAACAACTTTTTCAACTGGCAGCTGTCAGCGGTCACCCAGGCGGGCAGCTGGCGCCTGTCATCCGGCTCCCAAATCATGGGCGGCGCGTCGACGCAGCTGCGGAATCTAGTCTGGACCGATAAAGATCTCTGGGTGAGTTCCTACATCGGCTCGACCCTGGTGTTCAATATGGTCAAGACGGCCGAGGGGGCCGGGATGATTGCCCAACACGCGTGGGGCAAGCTGGGGGACACCGTCTACTGGATGGGGCAGAAAAATATCTGGGCGTACGACAACAGTGGCCCGCGCATCGTGCCGTGCCCGGTGTGGGACGCCATTTTTCAGGATATGGACCCGAACCACATGGATAAATGCTTTGTTGGCGTCAATAAAGCATTTAGCGAGATTATGTTTTTCTGGCCTTCTGAGTCCGGCGCCCTTGGTTATTGTGACAAGATGGCCAAGATGAACATCGAAGAGGGGGCGTGGGACCTCTCTAGCATTCAGAGAAACACATGGACAGATGTTGATACATTCAACTATCCCATAGCAACTACAAATGATGGGCTAATTTATTCCCATGAATACGGATATGATGCTGATGGGAACGTCCTGAACCCCTATTTTGAAACAGGCTATTTCTACATCAGCGACGGAGAAGACAAAGTTTTCGTCGACCGAATCTATCCTGACTTCAAGTGGGGTGAATATAACGGCACCCAGAACGCCAATATGCTGATTACAATCAAGGCTATTGACGAAATGGGGCAGATAACGCCAGATGTCTATGGCCCGTTTCTGGTCACCAACACCTCGCGGTGGATTGAGCCACGGCTGCGCGGGCGGATGATTTCCATCCGCATCGAGAGCCAGGACGCCGGGTCATTCTGGCGGCTCGGCGCGGTGCGCTTCAGATGGTGCCCGGATGGCCGGGCTGGAGGGTTGAACAATGGTTGAGTTTAGGGCGACCGCCCAACAGTCGCGGGGTGGCGGCGATATCGATATGCTGGCGCAGGCGAACGGCCTGAACGCCAACATAGGACAGCTCATATCCGTTATGAAGAGCCGGTTCGCCTTGAGCGCCTTCAACGGGTCTTTCACCATGGGCGCTGTCGTCACCCAGGTTATCCCGGACGTGAACGCCAAGGCGAACTCGATTATCTGGCTGGTCGCCGATAACGCAGCCGCCGCGACCATGCAGGCGACGACCAAGAACGCCTACGTCTCGGCGAAGGCGGCCGGGACCAGTTTCACCGTGGCGACGGCGGACGGGACGGCGGCGACCGGCGGCCAGATTTTCAGCTATGTTATCTTGAACGTGGGGTGAGCCATGCCGTTAGCAAAGGGCAAAAGCGCCAAAACCGTGAGTAAAAACATAGTTGAGATGGTCCGCTCGGGGCATCCGAGGAACCAAAGCATTGCTGCGGCGCTCGACACCGCGCGCCGGTCTAGCAAAGCCATGGGCGGCCCAATCAAGAAAATGCCCGGTATGCCCAACATGCCGGGAATAACCAAGCCTGAAGAAGACCAGGGCCAGAACAAGGGGCGCGGCGGCCCGACCGTGAACCCCCCGGCAGTCGCCCATGTCCCGTGGCGAGTGAAACCCATGATAGCCGCGCCGACCAAGGTTGTGCCCCCGGTCAAGATCGTGACGGGCGCTCTTACCGGCCCGACGTCGGGCCGGGCCGACAAGTTGCCGATGAGCGTTCTCAACGGCTCTCATGTGCTCCCGGCCGACACGGTCGCGGCGCTCGGCGACGGGAATTCGATGTCCGGGCACCACGTCTTGAAAAGCATGTTCCCGCGCTCATCCGCCACGGCGAGCGGGTCTTTGGGCGGAGGCTCGAAGGCGGGGCATCCGTTCGGCCCCAGGGGACGGCGGTTTGCCTCCGGCGGGGCGCCAGAGACCGTTCCCGTGAATGTCAGCGATGGCGAGTTCATAATCCATCCAGAAGACGTTCTCAAAATCGGAAAAGGGGACGCCAAGCGCGGCCATGAGATTCTTGACAAGTTTATTCTACATGTCAGGAGTCACTATCAAAAGAAACTCAAAAATCTGCCGGGACCAAGTAAATGAATAAAAGCAATGTCCAGCCATTGCCCCACGTAAGAGTAGCAGTCGCAGGTGATTTTAATGACCTAATCAGAATGGGACACGAGGTTTTTGCCGAAAACGGGCTTATGACGCTCAATGAAGACATGATTCGTACGGGGGCTCTGAGAGCTATTGAAGGCGTTGATTCTGTTGTAGGATGTATTGGCCCTGTTGGCGCGCTTGAGGCGGCAATTCACCTGTCTATGCGTCATTTCTGGTACACTGAGCAGGCGCATCTTGAGGAGCTATGGGCGTTCGTCCGGCCTGAATTCAGGAAAACGAGGAACGCACAGGCTCTTATTGAGTTTGCTAAGAATTTAGCGGTGGAGTTAAAGAGACCTCTGTTAATAGGTGTTCTGTCATCGCATAGAACCGAAGCTAAAGTTAAGATGTATCGACGTAAATTGGGGGCTCCATCGGGGGCGTACTTCCTCTATAATGCTAAAACAGGGGTTGGATGATGGGCGGCGGCTCTCAGAATCAGGACACTAGCCAGACGTACACGCCGAACGCTGAAGCCATGAGCGCGTTCAGGGGCGTCATGAGCGGCGCGCAGGGCGTCGCCAACCGGAACCAGACCTGGAATCCGGCCATGGCGCAGCGCGTCGCCGGTCAGAACGCCATGCAAACGCAGGGGTATTCCGGCATTCAGGGCCAGCTGGGGCAGTACTCGCCCCAGGTTAACGAGGCCCTTGGAATGACCAGCGCCGCCGGTCAGAACATCACCGGCGAGGACATTTCCCGTTATCAGAACCCCTACACCCAACAGGTCATAAACGCCACGATGGCCAACGCCCAGCAGCAGCAGGGCGCAGGCATGGCGAACGTGGTAGGCAACCAGATTGCTCAGAACGCCCAAGGCGGCGACCGGGCGATGCTGCAGAAGGCGCTCACTCAGGGCCAGTACGCCATGGCCAACAACCAGACAATCGCCGGGCTGGAGCAGCAGGGCTACAACACCGCGCTCGCCACCGCGCAGGGGGAGAAAGGGCGCCAGCTGCAGGCGGGCATGGGCCTCATGAGCGAGGCTGGCGCGGCGCAGAATTACAATCTGCAGGGCCTCGGCGCGATGATAGGCGCGGGCGGAGCACAGCAGGGGCAGCAGCAGAACGAATACAACGCCGCGACCCAGAACGCGACCAGTCAGACCATGTGGCCGATGCAGCTTCAGCAGTGGCTCGCGGGCATTACCGGCTCGATGGGTTCGCTGATGGGCGGCACCACCACCGGCACGTCGCAGACAACTGAGCACCCAGGCTTCTACAACTATCTCGGCGCGGGCATGGGCGGCCTGTCGGCGATGTCCGACGAGCGCGTAAAAGAGAATAAGCGCGAAGTTGGCGAGCTGTTCGACGGTCAGAAGGTTTATGCGTTCAACTATAAGGGCCACCCCACGACCCAACTCGGGTTGATGGCGCAGGAAGTTGAGCGCCGTCATCCGGAGTCCGTTGGCCAGACCGAGGACGGCGTAAAAACCGTTCAATACGACATGGCCACCGACCGCGCGGCCAAGCGCGGCAACTTCGCCGATGGCGGGGCGCCGGGGTTCGGCGGCTCGAACCCATGGGATACGGCGAGCAGCCCGTGGGGCTCGCTTATCCAGAGCGCGCCGCAGATTCATTCAGGCGGGTTCAACCCGCCGGTCGCCGCCGGTACGGCCCCCGCGCCCATGTCTTCAAAAGATAAGGAACAGCGCGAGCAGGCCCAACAGGGCAAGCAGGGCGGCCAGGGCATGAAGGATATCTACAACAAATACCTCAACAAAGAGGGAACGGGAACGCCCGGCAGTACGGGAACGCCTTCCACAGCCAACGGATGGGAGGCAAAAACCGTGCCTTCCAGCGAACTTGGCGGCTCGACGGATTTGACGGTGACCACCCCCGTTGAGACGGTGAGCGAAAGCACGTCTGGCCTTGGGAGCATGGGCGCAAGCGCCCCCGCGAGCGCGGCCCCATCGAGCATGATGGGCGCGGCCCCGGCGGGCGCAGGCGCAGCGGCTCCAATAGGAGAGGCTGCAACCGGGTTCGGCGGCGCGGCTACTGGGGCTGGAGGCGCGAGTCTCGCCAGCACTGGTTCTCTTGGCGCGGCTCTGTCGGCTGGGATGGGCGGCGCGGGCGCAGCCGGAGCTGCTGGAGCTGGCGCGGCGGGAGCCGGAGCCGCTGGCGCGGCGGGAGCCGGAGCCGCTGGCGCAGGCGCGGCCGGAGCTGCCGGAGCGGGCGCGGCCGGAGCTGCAGGGGCAGGCACGGCTGCAGCCGGTTCAGCTGCGGCTGCGGGCGCGGCTGGCGCGGGCGGCGCGGCCGGAGGCGGCCTCGGGGCGCTGATTGGCGCGCTCTTTTCAGACGAGCGCATGAAAGAGAACAAGCGCGTCGTGGGCCGCACGTTCGACGGTCAGAACATCTATGCCTACAACTACAAGGGCCATCCCATGACCCAGCTCGGGTTGATGGCGCAGGAAGTGGAGAAGCGTCACCCCGGCTCCGTGGGCGAGCACGGCGGCATGAAGACGGTTCAATATGACCGGGCGATTCAGGCGGCGTCCAGGCGCGGCCACTTCGCCAACGGCGGCGACGCGTCCAGCAACGATGATATGCGCCGCCATGCGGAGCGCATGCTGCATCTGGCGTCCGGCGGCGCGGCGCAGAACTTCGCCGATGGCGGCGAGCCGTTCATCAATCCTGACGAATTTACCTTTGACGCGCCGGAGCCCTATGAGCCCACAAAACGTGATTATGGCCATTTCGATCCATATGGCGGCGTCTCCGCTAGCGGGAATATAGAGAATATGATTCCCGGCGGGTTTTCAGCAAAACGGGCATACCGGAGGGAGCAGGCAGACAACGCCTATAATCTGAAAAACCCGGAAGACAGCCAAAAAGACACGACTGAAACACCGCTGGATACGCCAGATATTCGTGATGGCATGTGGCGCAGTCCGCACGAACAGCGCACGCATTTTGACCCGTACATGGGCAAATTCCCTGTCATGGAGCCCATCGTTCCGCATGAGCAGGTGAAAACCATGGTCCGCGCGCCAGAGGTTCCTGAACCAGGGGAGCCAAAAGGCCGGGCGCTTCCTGACTATGCGCCAAAACTCTCGCATGAGATGTTATCGGACCGGCCGCTGACTTCCGCGCCCGTGGCGACCGCGCTTGCGGAAGCGAAGATGGCGCGCAACCAGGGGCTCGACCAGCCTCCGGAGACCATGGCGCGCGGCCGGTTACCGGCTGAAGGGGCCGGGCAGCGCCCATCGTTCGAAATTCCCAAGTTCCCGGCTGGCGTCGACGTGGCGGACGTCGGCCGCGCCGCGATAAACAAAATCACCGACCCCTATGCGGAGGCCCTGCGCGAAAGAGTATCGGATGCTGGCGGCCTGTATGCGCAGGCCGGGAGAGAGGCTCGCGGTCTTGCGCCTAATCTGCGCCTCCCCACGCGCGCCGATGTCACGGAGCTTATGCGCTCGGCGCGCGGCGCTGGCGAGATGGCGGCCGATTATGCTTCGCCAGGCTCCCGGATGGAGCGCGCGCAGGCCGCAGACGCCGCAGGCGAGTTCAAATGGAACCCGGCTTCCGGCCGCTCGGAATTTATCTCGGGCGAGCAGCTGGCGCGCGAGCAGGCGGCGAAAGGAACGCCGCGCCTCGATGCAGAGCGCGGGCAAAGCATCCAGCCGGGAACGCCTTTTGAGGGCGGCCCGCCGCTCCCAGAACGCAGGCCTGCGACTCCGGCCGCCGCCGAACCCGTTCCGCCCATGCCGGAGCGCAATATTGTCGAGCAGTCCAGGCTTGAGGCGGAGCGCGCCCTTGAGGATGAAAAGCGCGCCAAGCTTCTGCGCTACTTTGAGGCCGCTCAGGATGCAGTGCGTTTAAACGCTCCCGCTGCTGGCGGCGTGACGCCGGAGGCCGCCGCAGAGCGCGGACACGCTGACCGCGCGGCCATCATGGACACGCTGAAGCAGTATTTCCCCCATACGCTCGGCGGCGAACCGATTACGCCCGCCGCGCCAGCTGCAGCGCCCGCAGAAGCGCCGCGCCAGCATGGGCCGGAGGCGTATCCTAAGGAACTCGGGCTCGGCGACGTCGCGCCAACCAAAGTCCATTCTCAGGAACTCACTGATTTAGAAAAGGACCTGCAGACAAAAGTCGAGCCTTACTCGGCGGCTGTCGGCGCGCCCAAGGCGCAGACTTTCCAGGAACAGCAGCCGGACCGGTACGCGGCGGGGGCTCAAACCTCCATGACCAAACGGCTTAAGTTTGAGAACGACTTGGGCGGCGTGACGCGGGACACCGGCGGCAACCCATCCATGGGCAATTACGGCATCCTCGCCCGCAAGGGCGGCGCGTCTTCAGGAAGCGACTTTTACGACAACTACGGCGAAAAGCTCGGGTTCACCCATGACCCGCGCCATGACCCGTGGGGGTTCGCCGCCGATTGGAAGCGCGTCGCCAAGGACAACCCGCAAGGGCTGGAGGCCGCAGAGGACGCGTGGCACAACAAGTTCATCAAAGGCTCCGTGCGCGCCCACGTTCTGAACGCAAATCTCCCCGGAACGCTCGCCGATGACCCGCGCGTGCAGGAGTACTTTCAGGACCGGTACGTGCAGCACGGCACCGGCATCAGCAAGGACCCGAACGGCCGCAACGGCGCGGGCCGTCTGAAGCAGGCTTGGGCGAAGGCCGAGGGCGATATCCCGACTTTCTTGAAAGAAATGTCGGCCATCGACAAGGCCCATATCCGCCACGACTTTGAGACGTATCTGAGCGAGCATCCCGACCACCAGCCGGGCCTTGAAAAGCGCATCAGCAACCGGCTCGCCGGGGCGCTTGGCGAAAAGGTTCAGCCGGGCGGAACTTCGGAGCAGGTCACCCAGGCGGCTTCCGATAAGAAGGAGACTGCCGCGAACACGCCGAAGTCGGCGGCCGAGCTGCTCCCGCACGAGCAGGACCAAGTCGGGTTCATCAAGAAAATCATGGGCGGTTGGAACCCGCTCGAAGGCGTCACCGGCCCTGGAAAAGAGGGAAAAGACAGTTGGAACCCCCTCGGGCTGACGTCGGACCAGCGCCGCAACCTTATGATGACCGGCCTGCAGATGGCGGGCGGCTCGCCGCTGGGCATGCGGGCGCTCGCGGGCGGCGCGTCCGGCATGCAGGCCGCGCAGCAGATGCAGATGAACGAGCAGAGCATGGGCATCCAGCGCGCTAAGCTGGCGCTTGACGCCATGAACCAGCCGAAGTTCTCGCCGGTTCACTGGACCGACTTCATGGGTATGCAGCACGCGGGCTCGATGGACGTGCACAGTGGCGCGATAACCGAGGCCGGGCAGACTGCGCCCGTGCCAGCAGGCAGCATTGCGCCGGGGACCGTGCAGGCGGCGCCCGAGGCCGGGGGAGCCGGAGCGCCAGGGGCAGGCGCGGCCGACCAGCCAACCGGCAACGCTCAGATAGACCAGATGTTCAAGCAGTATCCGGAGGCTCGCGGCACTGTAGAGGGCCTGCTTGACGGCCGGTTCACGCTTCAGCAAATCCCGACCCGCCAGCGCGCCGGAATGGAAATGGCGGCGAACGCCGTGGCCAGGACGCGCGGCGAGGTCTACGACCCCGTTAAAATTCAGAAGCAGAGCGACTTTGAGAAGGACTTTTTAAAGCCCGACTCCAAGACCGCAATCCAGGTCGAGAGCCTGAACCGCGCCAGCGAACATATCGGCACCATGATGGGTCTGAGCGAGCAGCTTGGCGCAAACACCGGGCTCGGCGACTACCTGTCCGGCAAGGCGGCCGACAACATCACCATGATGCGCGACCCCAAGCGCGAACAGTACCGGGTTATGGGTCGCGCCATCGCTTCCGAGCTGGCTAAACTGGAGTCCGGCGGCAAGGGCGCGCAGAAGACAACCGAAGAGTGGGAGTCCATGTTCGACCCGAGCTTGCCGAAGGCGGTCCGGGACGGCAACATCATGCAGGCCTTCAATATCATGAAGGGCAACATGAAAGGGCTCGACCAGAAGTGGATTAACGGCGCCCGCAGAGGGAAAAACGGACCGACAATCGACTATATGGCCCCTGAAGTGCGGCAGAACATGCACACCGCGCAGCTCAGATATGAGCAGGCGACCGGCCGCACGCCGGAAGGGACTAAGTCAACGGTCGAGAGGCCCCCGGCTCCCATTCCTGAAATCCGGGAACAGCTTGGCCGCGCTCTGAAAAAAGCGGATACGCCGGAGAAAAAGGCGGCTATCCTTGAGCGCGCTAAGAAGTGGGGCGTTTACGGACTGGAGACTCAGCAGTGAGCGGCACCGAGCTATTTGACGATATCCTGAACGCTCCCTCGCATGCGCCCGTAAGAACGGCGGATGCGGGGCCGTCCAACACGCCTCTGTTTGACGACGTTCTTCAGAACGCGCCGCGAGGCGAGCAGAACCCGTCCATCCGGCGGCCGGTAGAGCGTGCATCGGAGACCGCGCCCGAGCCAGGGTTCGGGTCTTCAAAAATCGGCCGGTTCGCCCTCGGCGCAGCTGAGCCGGTTGTCGGCGCCGCACAGATGGTTTCCCATCTTATGCCGTTCGGCGGCGAGACCATGGATTCAGCCGCGGGGGCGTTTAAACGCTACCAAGAGGACCGCCGCCGGGCGGCGGGCATCGAGCCGGGCGGCTGGGATGTGCCCGGCCTTATCGGCAACATCGCGGCGACGGCCATGCCGTTGGCGCGCGCCGCCTCGATGGCGTCCAAGGCCCCATCGTATCTCGGCATGATGGGCCGGGGCGCGGCGGCCGGAGCCGCCGGAGCCGCTGCAGAGCCGATTGCAGACACGTCTGAAGGGTATTGGGGCCAGAAGGCCGGGAACGTCGCCCTTGGCGCAGGCCTCGGCGCGGGCGCTGGCGTCCTCGGCGAGACGGCCGCCCGCGTCGCGCTGCCGGTTATCGATGAAAAGGCGCGCTGGCTCGCCGAGCGAGGCGTGCGCACCACCATCGGCCAGACCATCGGCGGCTGGGCGAAACGAGCTGAAAACGTCGCCGAGTCTCTTCCATTCGTTGGCGAGAGTATCCGCCAGAAGCGCGAACAGGCGATGCATGACGCATGGCGCGGCATGGGCAAGGAGACAGCCGGGCTCGTCGGCGAGACTATTCCCGAAGATATGCCGACCGAAGATATCCTGAAGCACCTTGGCGGCATGGGGGCGGACGCCAACGCGGCGGCCGGGCAAACCCCAGGCGGCATACTTGGTCAGAAATTCGATGAGGCCTATCAGAACGCCGCCCTGCTGCCGCAAGGGCCGTCTGGCGTTGGGAACCGAACGTTCGCACGGCTGAAGACCAATATGAAGGCGCAGGCCCGGCGCGCGCTTACCGAGTCTGAATTCGAAGCGTTCGAAAAGAAGATGAATACGCACGTTGACGACGTCATTAAAAAGGCGGCGCACCCTTCAAGAGGCGGCAGAGGCGCGCCCATCGCCGGTAAAGACCTTCAGCAGATGATTTCTGACCTAAAAGGGTTAGAAACTGAGGCTTATAACGCTGGTTCGACAACTGAGCGCAATCTTGCGCCGTGGTATACAAAGTACCGCGAAGCTATCGAGACGGCCGCCGATACGAATACGCCGGGTTTTATACAGAAACTTGAGGCCGCAAGCGACGCGTGGAGCAATTTCACGCGCATGCAGAAGGCGGCCGGGACCTCGGCGGCTATCGGCCATGATAATATCCCGACCATGACGCAATTCGCGTCGGCTGTCGCGCACCTGGACCCGTCGACCCGGAACCGGCTGACAAGCACCGGCCGCTCGCCGCTGCAGGAGTGGCCGGAACACGGCAAGGCGGTGTTGCCCGCCAAAGTCTCCGACTCCGGCACGCCGGAGCGCGGGTTCTGGGGAGGCCTCGGCGCGGCGGTGGCGACCGGCACCCTGCCACATGTCGCCATTCCCGCTATCGCGGCGACCGGCATAGGGATTCCAACGCTCTACACGAACACGGGTCAGAATCTTGCCCGGCGGTATCTGCTCTCGCGCACCGCGCCACAGCGGGCCATCGCCGGGACAATCAGAAATGCAACTCCATGGGGGAGCCTCTACGCCGGTCACGAAGTCGCCGACAGAGAACAGCCATAAGGAACGGGCGTCATGCCAGCAACAGTTTATAAGGGATACAGCGTCCCGACGCCGGGCACCGAGAGCGGTACATGGGGCGCAGACCTGAACGCCAACACTTTCGCCGTAATTGACTCCAATCTCGGCGGCATTGTGACGAAAACTCTCAGCAACGCGCCCGTCACGCTTTCGGCGGCCGAGAGCCAGAACCTTATCTTGAGGCTGACCGGCACGCTAACCAGCGCGGTTCAGGTCACCACCGCGTGCCAGGGGTTGACGATTATCGAGAACGCCACGACCGGCGCGTTCAACGTGACGCTGGCGAACGGCTTCGGGACGCCTGTTTTCTGTAAACAGGGGTATCAGACGCTTGTCGTGTTCGATACGACCAACGGCCCGCGCGTCGTGTCGGACTCGACAATATGGGGTCTGGCGACTGCTGGGGCGGTTATCCGGAGCGCGGCGGGCGTTATCAGCACCGACTCGTGTGTGGCCTCGGCGCAGTTTCAGCGCGATAACGGCGGCGCGGCGCTGACAACCGGCATCCAGGGCGATATCCTGATTCCTTTCGCCGGGACAATCACGGGGGCGACCCTGCTTGCCGACGTCTCCGGCTCCATGATTGTTGACCTATGGAAAGCGCCGTATGCGTCATTCCCGCCAACCGTCGCCAACACCATAGTTTCACTGACCCCGCCGACTCTCGCGACGGCTAACAAATATCAGGATACGACGTTAACCGGCTGGACAACGGCGATTGCTGCAAACGACGTTATTAGGGTTAATATTAACAGTGTAACGACTATAAGCCGCTTCGTTATCGCGCTTTCAATCGCGAGATACACATGACGATTATAAATCTGTTCTACACTTTTGGTTCAGGAACTGTCCCGACCCCTAGCGGTTGGAACCCAACCGATAACTCGTGCAAATGCTGGGGCGCTGGCGGAGGCGGAGGGGGCGGCGGCTCCGATAACAATAACCATGGCGTGTCCGGAGGCGGAGGCGGAGGGGGCGGCTTCTCTTCGGCCGCCAACGTCACGCTGCCGTTCGGCGGCTCGACCGCCTATAGCGTCGCCTCCGGAGGAGCGGGAGGCAGCCACTACACGACCGGAACCGCTGGAGGCCAGACTACGTTCGGGGCTATTCTGCTGGCGAACGGCGGCAACGGCGGCGGGGGCGGCGTTGGCGGTGGAGGCGGGGGCGGCCTTGGGGGGTCAACGACTGGCGCTATCGGGGACGTCAAATATGGAGGCGGCCGAGGCGCGTCTGGCGGTCTGTCGCCAAACTCGGGCGGCGGAGGCGGCGGCGCTGGCGGTCCGGCTGGCGTAGGAGGGACGGCTACAGCTGGCTCCGCGTCGGCGGGCGCGGCGGGCGGCTTTGGCTCCGGCGGCGCGGGCGGGACCGGCGGCACAGCGGGCACAGGCGGAACCGGGACCGAAGTTGACGCCACGCACGGGTCAGGCGGAGGCGGCGGCGGACGGTATTATGCGAACTCGGGCGCAGGCGGCACAGGCGGCGCTTATGGCGGCGGCGGCGGCGGTTCGGGCGGCTATGATAACGGCGGCTACGGCGGGCCGGGCGGCGTGGGCGGCCATGGCCTCCTTGCTCTCACATATACGAGAGTCATCCCAAATATTATAACGATGATCATCTGCTAACTGAACAGGTCCAGCATGGCGAAAAACCTCAGCTTCTCATTCAACCGGGAAGAATACAACGCCTTGGCCGCATGCGCGCATCCGTCAAATGCGGAGCAAGCAGCCAAAATCCTCAACCGCGCCCATGTAATCCTTCGCTTTAAACCTCGGTATATGGCGGTTCAGCAAAGAACCGGCATTCCGGCGCTTTGGTACATGGTGATTAATGAACGGGAGTCAGGCGGAGACTTCAGAACGTATCTCGGCAACGGGCAGTCCCTGCGCCGGGTCACGACCCTTGTTCCGGCCGGGCGGGGACCATGGGCAAGCTGGGAGGATGGCGCAATTGACGCGACCACTTATGACCATGTCGGGCGTCCAGGCCCGGATGGCTGGACGTGGTCCTGGTTCCTTTTCAAATGCGAGGGATGGAACGGGTTTGGCCCCAGGCTGCGCGGCCGTCATACCGGATACCTGTGGGCCGGGACGCAGGCCTATGACGGCGGAAAATACGTGGCGGATGGCGTATGGGATGCGACCGCCCACGATACGCAGCCCGGATGCTACCCGCTCGCCCGCGCGCTCGTTCAGCTCGACTCATCGCTAAAACTTATCGGCGAACCTCCGTTCTCTACATCTTGGGGCGTGGAGAGCGGCAAGCCACTACCTGTTGTGTCCAAGCCTGAACCGCAACCATTAAAGCTTACCGGCATCCGCTGGCTGCAGGTTTCGCTGAACAAGATTCAGGGCTCAGGCCTGATTGTAGATGGCTCGTACGGGCGGCATACTCGGGCGGCGGTCAGACGCTTCCAGGATATTCACGGACTGAACGTTGATGGGCAAGCCGGTGACCTGACGTGTTCAGCTATTGACGCACAACTCATCGTTATGTCAAAATCTGCAGGCATTCCGACAGAGTTAGCCGCTGCCCCCTCAAACTCTGCCCCCCAAAAAGGACGGTCCATGGACTTCACATCAATCATCAATCTCGCTCGGCTTGTGGCGCCCAAGTTCGTGCCCGCGCTCGGCGCGGTGAATCCGCTTCTGCCAGTCGCGCTCGAAGCGCTTGGCAAGGCGTTGGGGGCCGATGGCCCTCATACGGGCGACACCATCACAGCCGCAGCGAAAGAAAAGCTGCCCGATGAAGTGGCGAACGCCATCAAGTTGGCGGCTGTCGAGTATGCAAAGCACGTCACGGGGGCTGCAACCTCCATCGGCGTGTCTGTCGGCGACGCAGCTGTTTACCGCCCGGCCTCTCCCGTGACCACGCCAGTAAGCGCGCCTGCCCCGCTGCCGTCGACCGGAGGCATTCTCATGAATCCATGGATTCAAAGCGGCCTCCACGTCATCAGCGGCCTCGGCGGCGTTATCGCCGGGTCCGGGCTGCTCGACCCCAACGGCCCCCTCGCGGGCCTCACCAACGGGCGGCCTGTTCTCGGGCTGTTGTTTGTCATCGCGTCGTCCGTCATCAACCATTACATGATTAAGGCGTCCAATGAGGCGACTGTTCAGGCTGGCCTGAAATAAGCATGCATCCGCCCGGCGCTATTTTGTAGCGCCGGGCGTTCTTTTGAGACTTTTTCAGGCGGGTTGGGCGTTGTTATGGTAAGAAAGACGACCGAAAACGGAACGCCAACATCGGAGCGCCCGGTGCATGAACGTATTTCACGTCTGGAGGGGAACTACGAGACGCTGGCGTCTCGCATCGGCGGCGTTGAAGTCAAGATGGATAGAATGCTGGACATTCTGTCGCAGCAGAAAGCCAAGCAGCTCCCCCCGATTCAAACAATTCTGACCACGGCCGCCATCAGCATGGGACTCATATCGAGCCTGTTAGGGGGTTTTTTTTGGCTGGTGGATGCGAGAGTTGGTTCCGCAGTTGCCGACAGCAACAAATTCATGAACCAGATGACCGACAAAGGCGGGATATGGGTGACCCTGTCGAGGATGGAAGACCGTTTAAACGGGCTGGAGAAGGACGTTAACGGCGTTGTGAAATGGCGCCCGGTCATCTCCAGCGAAGCGGAGCAACCGGGCGCCCAGAGGCGTTAGGCCGGGAAGTTCAGCGCATACCACTTCTCGTAAAGAACAGTGTACACGCCGTCAAAACGCTCCCCTTCTTTCAGTATCATGAAGACTGTGCGGGCTCCGCCTCGATGAAGGCCAAGGCGCACCTTGTTCGACCCATCGCTAAACCCAGACATTGTGGACACATCCCTGAGGTCAATCACCGTGGGTAGACCGCCAACGTCGCGAAACGCCTGCACCGTCCCCGTCATGCGCGGCGGCATCTCCATAACCGGCCCAAGCTGGCCCACGACGGACGGAGGGGACGCGGGGAACTGGGGCCGGGTCTGGACTGGGGAGACTATTACCCCACTTTTCAACAGCTCATCAGCCATCGCCGTAAGCGCCTTGCGTGGCGTTGCAGGCGTGGGCGCAACCGGCTCAACGACCTTTGCCGGACGCCCAACCTTCTTTGGCGGCTCAACTTCATGGAGTTTCCGCCACGCCGCTGTCATCTCAATAAACTTGTCGGCAGACCTATTCAAAAGTTCAATGCCGGACGCCCGCTCAGACGCCAGGGAGTATTCGTACCAGCCGCCGGGAACCACGACCCCCACTGTGTTCTGCCCAATTCTGATAATCGCGTTGACTTCTGAAAGGTTAATCAAAGCTTCATGAATAGCTGGCTCTTTTGAATTCTCTTTATAGTAAAGCTGAATTATATTCATCTGGTTACTCCTCTGTTTTAGCTGGGGCGGACATGAGTCTGGTAACGCCTATTATTCGCCTAAACTCATCGTAGAATGGGTTGTGTCTTGGGCGAGTTGCAGGCGCAAAAACGTCTTTTCGTCCGGAAACTTCAGGGTGGTTGAGTACTTCTCTAGAGACTAAATATGCTATGCCCTTAACCGGGTCTGGAAGTCCGATAATTTCCCCCCTACATGATGATAAGACAGGGATATCTCCTATTGGTTCATCGTCGCCTTCAAGCATAACTACTCTAGCGACTCCATGAGATACGATATCAAACCTTCTATGTTTTGCGTCAACGATAGTAACTTCATGTGGTGTTAAGTTGATGAGGCGTAAATCCTCACGTTTCATCAATTTTTCTCCTATAAGATTTTGGCGGTCTTACGACAGATTCGAGCTCAACTGGTGGCTTCATACTGAACGGGCCATCATTAAGAGGTCTATTCATAATTCCTCGCAGAAACCCATCGGGTTGATTGCCGCAAGGGCATTTTTTAAAATCTGTTATCTTTAGGAAGAACAAATTTATCTGTATCTGCTCTTCTTCAGAAAACTGTTGTTCTTTCATGAGTGATTTCTTTCTGAAAAAAGGCGACCGGCGGTTCAGCGCCGCCGGTCGCTGCGCCTCAGTTGTTGGGAATGGACATGCCGAGCGCAGAATTAAGCTGGCTCTGCAGAGCGTTGGTCGCAGGAGTTCCCCCAGCCATGCCGTAGCCCGCTGAGAGGTTGGGTTGCGGCTGCTGGCCGCCAGATGGGCCGTTTGAAGGCAACGCCTGCGCCTGCGCGGCTGCTGCGTTGTCCGCCGCAATCTGCGCCTTCGTCCGGCGAGTGCGCTTGGCCTTGGCTGCCTCGCCCTCAATCTCGGCGCCGTCGTGCATGCCCGGCTGACCCTGCTGTGTCGGCGGGATGTATTCGACCTCAGCTGACGGGGGCGGCGGAAGCTGCGCAGGCTGGCCGTAACCGGCCGGGGGCTGCCCGTAACCGCCATTTCCTACTCCAGATGGCTGATTTTGGGCCTGATAAGCCCCAGGACCGCCAGAATAGCCGCCAACCGGCGGATACGCCGAGGGCTGCGCCGCCGGTCCTGCAGCCGCGCCATAGCCCGCAGGGGTGACAGGAGCGGGAGCCGGGTTATATGACGCGGGCGCGTTCTGCTGGTGAGCCGGCGGAGCCTGATAGGCCGCCGGAGGAGGGTTGTATTGGTCAGACGGCCCTGCCTGATGGGACGGAGCCGGGGCCTGATGCTGCGCGGGTTGAGCATAGTTCTGAATCGGTTGAGTCTGGACATAGCCGACAGCTGGCTGACCGACTGAGGCGGCGAGCTGCGCGGCGCCAGCGGGAGCCGCCAAGCCAGGGTTCCACTTGGACGGGTCCATCGGCTTGTCATTGCCGCCGAGCAGCACACGGGTTTCATCGCTCAACATATGCCGGTGAACGGCGGGCATGGCCGTAGGGCCGAAAACCTGCTCATTGTAGCCAAGCGGCGACAGCGTGAACTTTAGGAACCCATCCTCGTTGGCGATGAAATAGGCGCGAATCATCACCTGCTCGGGCCGGGTAATCTTGCCGTCCCGGAGCATCTGCGTAAGAGCCGCCCAGTTCTGGAAAGCCGCCGGAGGGATGTCGAACTGAAGCGGGGTATCCCAGCCGAACGCGGGAACGATGACGGCGAGGCGCTTCTTGGTGGTGCACGCCGGGATACGCTCGCCGCGCTGCGACAGCGCCGATCCCCACTCACGCGCCCAGCAGTTCGCGCAGAACGCCGCCTGTGGCTGGCGGGCGTCCACTGAGGGGCCAACGCCGTTTTCTGAAGAGCAAACAGGGGGCTGCTTGTTCTTTGGGTCGTAGGTGCTGACCTGAGCGGGGTTCGGGTTGTTCGGGTCCTTCGCCGCCAGGGGGAAGTGCAGGCGAATCGGGTGTTTGGCCATCCCGACCAGAATAAACTCCAGATACATCGTCCGCGCCTGTTCATCGTATAGAGCGATGGGGCGCAGTTCCTTGCCGACGACGGCGGCAAACTCCTTATTATCCGTGCTGATGTGCGGCATCCGTCCAACGGATATGCCGACCATCATGTCATCCATAAGATTGGGCAACGCCAATTCAGTCGTCATCCGATATGTCTCCCTTTTTGCGGACTTTAATAAAAACTGTCGAGTTTCTGTTTAGTCCTGGCGGTAAAAAGTCCTCAAATTTATATATGACTTTGTCACCGCCTGTTTTTACATACTCTCGGTAATCTTCGAACCGCCGCCCCGCCCAAGCGTCAATCTCTTTGGCGTCGGGCTGGAGCTTTACAAGCTCCCAAATATTGGGGTCATTCTGAGAAAGTAACCATCTCAGGAACTCGGTCTTGTCGACTACCTTATACTCTACCTTGCTGGTTGTAAATGCTGTTCCTGACGGCGCAGCTACGCCGTTAAGCTTGCTCTGAGTGAGGGTGGCGGCGAGATAGTTTCCGAGAAACACCTTGCTTTTCTCATACTCAGCCATTGCGCCTTTGAGCTTTTCTTTTTCGGCATCAATAAAAGCTCTGAGCTGGATAAATTTTCTTATGATGGGTTCTAGCTCAGTGACTAGCGTATTATTATCAGTCACGGATATCCCTATCTTCTATCAGTTTTAGAAACACATCTTGCATGTCCTCCTGAGATTGGAGTCTATCATAGACTGCATCCTCTAAGTGATGAGACGAAATGCAAATTACAAGGGTCGGTTTCTTCTGGTTTGGGCCGCAAACGCGTCGGTTTGCTTGTATCCACGTTTCGGTCTTATCAACCGGGCCAAACCAAACTATGATAGAGGCGGCGGATAGGTCAAGCCCAAATTTTAATATTTCTGGCTGTGCGACTAAAAACCGTTTCTGGTCACCCATAAGGAAGTCGTTTAAACGGTCTGACCGCTCGTTATATGGGGTTGAGCCGTCGATAAAAACGCTTTTAGCAGCGCCGAGGTGTTTATGCAGTATGTGCAAAACGGAGGTGAACGGAGCTAAAATAATAAGTTTATCGTCCGTCTCCTCGATAATCTCATCTAATACGGCGAGTCTACCGGGGGCGTCGACCTTAAGCGCAACGCCTGCGTCGTCATAAACTGCGCCAGACAGGATTTGCAGGGATTTGGAGCGCATGACGCCAGCGTTCGCCACGCTGACTTTTGAGACGTCGCCGTTGGCCTGCTGGAGCATGGCCAAGGCGTCACTCTTGAGCCTGCGCAGCAGCGCCCGCTGCGAATCGGACATCTGCGCCCGGCGGCGCACGATGGTCTGAGGCAGCGCATCAAAGCAATCAGCGGCCCGGAACCGGACAGCCGGGCGCAGGAGGCGGGCGGCCATCTCGATGGCCGTAACGGACTCGGTGAAGCCGTCCGGGCGCCGGATGATAATCTGTTCCTTCGGTTTCCATCGGTACTGGGTCTTGAGCTCCATCAGGAGCGCCCGGACATTGTCAAACCGGTCAATATAGTCGGGCTCGCACAGACGGCGCAACCCGTGAATGTCCGTGGGGGCCTGCGCTGTCGGCGAGCCGGTCATCGGCCAGCGAACCAGCTTGTTCTTGGCGATGATTTCGCGGCCCGCCTTTGAGCGGTCTGTGGTCCCATCCTTGAACGCCGACGCCTCATCAATGATGACAACCCCGATGTCGGTGCGCTCGATAAGGCGCTTGGCCATGCCGCCGATTCGCATGAACTTGGCGCCGTTCGACCGGCGTTCCCAGCTCACCCCCATGCGGAGCATGTCATGGTTGCCGATGTAGAAATCTACATCGGCCTCCAGTTTCTTCAGGCGGGCCTCGGCCGAGTGGGCGTGCAGGACGACGCAGGTGCGCCGCCCCAGGAAGTTTCTGATAATTGACTGCCGCCAGACGTCCTTCAGCGTGCTGAGATTGGACAGCACAAGACATTTCAAGCCGGGATGGATGCGCATCAGGAAGTCAGCCGCCCAAAGGCTCGCCATGGTTTTGCCCGTCCTCATTTCGTTCAGGACGTAGCAGCAGGGGTTCAGGACGAGCATGTTCGCCGTAACGCGCTGGGAGCTGTACGGCCTGAACTCGCCGGGCCAGTCATAGCCGAAAAAATCTAGCGGGGGCGGGACGTCGATTTTGTGCTGGTGGAGCGTTTGGAGGTTCCCGAGCGTGGCTTTGACACAGAGATAATTGGGGAGGTTGACGAGCGGGCCTTGTACGTCCTCTTGACGCGGAACCCAAGAGCCTCTCTCAAGGCGGTCCCGGTCATAGAACAGATAACCGGAGGCTTGATCCCACATGAAAGGCATTCTTCGCTCCACTGCTGCAACAGGCTCTCGATGCTGTCGGCTTCAAACGCCCAACCGCCGCGCTTGGCCCACTCGTTCAAAAAATCGCGCTGTTTGTCCGTCGCTTTTTCACCAGGCGCCTTAGCCTCTACAGCGACCGCCGCCGACCTCCAGACGCCAAGGAAGTCAACGGCGCGGTCGCCGCGCCCGTTCTGAGAGGGCATGAACTTGAAGACGCCGATGGCGTCAAAGAAGGCCTTCATCTCGGCCTTGACGATTCCCTCCGGCGTCTCGCCGGAGGGGATGCTGCGCTTCTTTTTCGGGATGTCGAGGGTTTCGACCACCACGCCGGGAATAACCTCGATTTCACCCATTTTTCTCATCCTCATCAGCTGGCAGCTTCTCTTCGTGGGAAAAGCTAAGCTTGCCTTGCTTACACATGGGGCATATGTCCGGGGCATCGTCCGGATCGTAGTAGGCCGCTGACTCGCCACAGGCGTTGCAGCGGAAAATGAACGTTATAATCTGCTCACTCATTGATAAACCTTATGTTTTCTTCCCCATGCAGGAGAATCGAGCCGTTCCTGTACTCTCCCGAAACGCCGTTATGCGGGGCGGCGCCAAAGCCATCCCGTATGCATTTCCAGCCGCCCGGTTCGCTGATTGGCTTGATTTCGAAAACCAAATCAGGGTCCGTGACCCCTTTGTTGGCGTTCTGGGGCCACGTCCAGGCGCGCATGTCATGGAGAACGGTCGCGCCAACTTTGATGCGTCCGCGAAGCCTGCGCGTCATTCGAACCCCGCGAACTCGCATGGCGCGTGGCACCATTTGCACGGGAACGGATCACCGGGAACCGCGGTGAATTTCCCGGCGTCGAGCGGCGACGTAACCCGCTCGTCGACGCCGTCAGCCATGGCGATAAGGCGCGGCATGGCCTTCTCCCACGCATCGTTGAGGTCATAGTGCGGGCCTGACCGCGCGTCCTGCGTCCAGTAATAGGCCCCCTTGATTGATTGAATCGAGGGGAAATGCGCCTGCACCACAATAGCCTGCAGGTATAGCTGAAACGGGTCTTCGCGCGGCTTGCCCGTCTTGATATCCAGCGTGAACGCCATAGAGCGGTCAGCGTTCATCAAGATGATATCTCCCTTGGCCGTCACGGCGCAGCCTTCCTTATACGGCTCGCGGGCCTCCCCTTCCCAGGACATTCCATAATTGCGCTCGGTAATGACAACCGGGTAAGCCTCAACTATCTGACAAAACGGCTCGAACTGTTGCATGTTCTCGGGAAGCGGGCGCTTGCCCTGCTTAAGCCGCAGCTCAATAGCCTTGTGAACGGCGTTTCCCCAGTCAAGAGCTTCAGATTTTGCCTGTTTGGGGTAGTCCTTGGCGATATGCCGGTGGAAGAATTTCTTCGGGCATTGCTCGAACTCATTGAACGACGTATAGGAAATCGAGTGTTTGCTACTCCAGGTCATTGAACTGTGTCGCTTTCGTTCTTATTCGCTGAGTTAATCTTGATGACGCTCGAAATAGAATCAATCGCCTTCATTCGTTCGGCTTCGTCTGGGAAATCTTTTTTGAACATCATAGATAATATTGTCAGGATGACGTTTAAAACGCGCTGTCTTGACATATCATCTTTTATGAAAACAGAGATGAGCTTAAGAACATCTTCGTTTGTCTGGTCAAGTTCAGCATCTGTGGTGAACCTGATTGACATATCTTCTGTTGTTAGCTTCAATGTGTGACTCCATTGTCCACATCTTCAAACACGATGTTGGCCAAGATGGCCTCGCTAATCCCCTTTGCAAGCTTTATCTTCTTATCATTGGGGACTTCTTTTGCTGAAAGTGCAGACGCCAAGACCATTACTAGGGTATTGATTCCAATCTGAAAGGGGACCGGCCCATTGTTGTCAAGAACCACCGTAATTTTACGGGCTAGTTCTATGACTATCCGCTTATCTTCGTCATTCGGAATGTATATTTCTCCAATGGGAACTTTCATTGTGCCTGCGCTCCGAGGGGTTTCGCTGCCCTTGGTGTCGCATAAAATTCAGTGAATGTCACTTCGAATAGTCCTCGGCGATGCGGATATCCACCCCAAGAGGGATGTTCGGGAGCCACCAGATTTGGCGGGTAGGCTCCTCGCCGAGAATCTGCTTGGCTTCCTCGGCGCAGGCCTCCGGGCAGTGGACGGCCATATCGTCGTGGGTGTGCAGGCAGATGCGGCCCCAGCCCTTGATGCGCTCGCGGACGCGCAGCTCGGCCTGTGAGAACGCGAGCCTGGACAGGGCGGCCACGATGTTCTGTGTCATCTTGCCCCCGTACAGAACCTCAAAGCCGTTCAGGCGCGGCAGCTTCCACCCCTGTTTGACCACGTCCACGCCATCGATGCTCCGGGTGAATTCGCCCCAGTGAAGGCCGTCATAGTGGAGCATGAGGCCGGTGGGCAGGATGACTTTCTGATTCCTGATGCGCAGGAGAGGCCTGTCATAGAAGGGCTGTCCCGGCTCGACCGGCGCGAACACATCGAAGTTGTGGCGACCGGCGAGCAGCTTCAACCAGTCCTCGGCGTGCTGCCATATGCCGCCTGTCAGCTGTCGGCCGTCACGCCGCCCGGCAATCTGCAGGTTATCGTCGCGGTACGTGCGCACGAACGCCTTGCACTCGTCTTCGGACAAGTCGACGCCGAACATGCGCTTGGCCGACGTCTGGACCTTGCCCCAGCCCGACTGGAAGCCTAATTGAAGTGTTCCTACTTTGCCTAGCTGGCGCTCGAATTCGTCGGCCTTGGTTATCGGGCGCCCATAGAACTTGGACGCCAGCTCGCAATAGAGGTCGCGCTTCTCGCGGAACGCTCTCAGCTTATCGAACTGCCCGGCGAGGGCGCAGAGCATGCGGCACTGGATTTGCGCCATGTCGGCGACCACCAGCTTGGACCCAGGCTGCGACTTGATCGACTTGCGCAGCTCCTGGCCGTTGCGGCCGCGAGAGGGAAGATTTTGGAAGTTATCACCCCCAGACCCCGCCCAATGGCTTGTTTTTGTTCCATAATAATTGTATGGAACCCGCATTGCCCCCCGTTGGGCCTTGGTCAGGAACCGGGCGGCCCGCGTCTCCTGAATAGTCGACTTGACGTCGAGCCGCATCTGCGCCAGATGGGCATGATGTTCGTCCGGCGAGTCGAGCAGGTCCACCATGAACGGGTCTGATTTGGCGAACGCCCCTTTCCAACCGCGCTTGGTCTTGGCGGGCTTCAGAATGACCTCAATGCCTTCGCGAAGTAGAAGCGCCTCGAACCGGTCATCGGACGCAAAGTCCTCGCGGGTCAGCTGCAGGCGGTCGAGCAGCTCTTGCTTGCGGAACGCCTCATCATGAACAAGGGTGTTTAAACGCGCTATGTCGCCGCGCAGGCAGGGCTCGGTGAACATGCGAATCGTCATATCGATAAGCTCAAGTTCCTCAGCGGGCAAAAGCGGAACCATGAGCTGTGCGATGGTCCAAGTGCGCTGGCTGTCGCCGAGGCACTGGGAGCCAAGGTTCATCCGCTCCTGAGCCGTCAGCTCGGCCCATCGCTTGCCCTTGAAGACGTTGTACTCGACCGTTTTCGGAGGCAACCCGTAGCGCTTGCATTGGGCGTCCAGGCTGTGCAGGACGGCGACGCCAGACAGCGCCCGGCTCATGGCCAGGGTGTCCACGATGAAGGCGGGGTAAAAATCGAAATGTTCAGCCAGGATACCAGCGTCAAACATGGCGTTCTGTGCAATCAAACCAGTCTTGGCGGGGTTTTGCCGGGACAGCCACCCGGCGATGGCTTCTTGGGGTAGGATAATCCGTGTATTGGTGTTAAAGACCGATAGACACAGCGGCTCAAAACGTTCATCGCTTATGTATTCGTCAGTTGTCATCTTACCGCGATACAGAGTGTACTCATCGCTATAATGAGTCTCAAAATCCATCGCATAAAACGTTATCATCGTTCACTCCCTCACAGGCTTAGATGATACGGTAATAGCGTTTTTGGCGTAGTCAAGAGCCTGAACGCTAGAGGATAATCTAGACCACTCAGGGTCTATCGTAGTGACTGTTAGAAGCCTATTCTCAGTAGTGCTAATCATTCTATTAAGATTAGAGAACTTACGAGAAAACAGAGGGTCATTAGTGGGGGTGGTCAGCAGCTCTTTAGAGCGCAAGAGCAATTTTTTTGTAATGGCTACAAGAGCGCTCTTAAACTGCATGCACTCTATATAATCAAGTCGAGTGTCTTCTCCACTAATCTCCCGCCTCTTGACGCTCAGGGACCGGGTTCTGGGCGTGCAGTTCATCTTTACATACATCCACTGCACCCAATAGGGAGACCTGTTAAAGTATTCAGCAATCTGGGGACGCGTCATGCGTTCGTCGCCGTCAAGCTCCCAGATTCGCGTGAACTCTTCAAAAACAGGGTCCTCTGCAGCTCTCTTAGTACGCATACTGGCTTTCCATGAATTAAAATCACTCGTCTTTTTTACGGGAAAAGAGACAAATTTGTCAATAAGAACTATCGATTAGGCAAAAAAACACCCCCATGCGACAGCATGGGGGCGGGCAGGAAGAAGATTTTCGCTCATCAGATGAGCCATACTTAGGGCGTCCTCTTGTGTTTGGCAAGAGCTGATTCATGACAGCTCGGGCACAGATGCGCCCATGAGCCGCTGCGCTGCACAGACTTCCACCCAGCCTTACGCGTCTCGGCCAGGGCGGATTCCCATCCATCAGCGTCTGGCATATCCAGGCTTTCTGAACAGTCATCACAATGACACTCCCAGCCGCCGCCATCACTCTTAGGTTTTCTTTGAAGCACTGTAGCCTCCCAATAGAGGAAATCGAACAGAGTTATTGTCATGCCTCTGGTAGAACTCCAGAACCGAGCGCCGAGAAGATAACATTAGCCTCAGATGTTCTTGGCTGCGTCTTAAGAAGCTGGAATAACGGCCGCCATGGAGGCGTGTCAAGCTCTGTCATGGCTTTGAATTCAATATTTGTCATGTGGCATACGGCCTGCACCATCTGTGCGGCCACAGTACGATAGATGACACGCGTTTCTTCATCGCATGATTTCCAGTTCATAAGGAGGAGCTGGTCAACGTTCTCTTTGTTTTTCATCTGATTCGCGATGGCGCAGAGCGCCATGGACTCGTAGGCTATTTGGCCGACTAGGTCTATACCGGCTCTATCAACGTATAGCGTCCGGTCTTCTACGTTCTCTACTTTCATGCGATTTCCCTCTCATGAGCACAACAGAATAAGCCGGGGATAGAGTGAGGTCTATCCCCGGCTTTTCCCCCATTCACATGGGCCGGAGGCGCGGGCGCACGCATCCGGTTTCTCAGCCGCCGGAGAGGGAACCCCACGGCTTCGAATCTGTTACCGATGGCGCGCAGGAGTCGAACCTGCACCCGGCGCCGGGCCACCAAGAACGCGAACGCTTCATGAGGGATAGACCAGCGTTGCAACCCCGGTCAGTCCTTTGTCGCGAACCCCCGCTTGAGCGGGGCATCGGTAATCTGGCGAGAGGAGTTGCGTTTGGGCCTCGCCCGTTTGAACCACAAGACTAGCGTTAACCGCAACTCCCCTCATAAACTCGGCGGGCGGGGCATCGGATATAGCCCACGCTTTCGGCTTGCTGGCTCTTGTACAGCTCCCGCCTTCAAATCTTAACGACCGAGGCCCGTTGACGCGTCGGGCCTCGGTCGACAGAGGCGCTTCCCGGAGATGGACGTCACTATACCGGGCCGCGTTGCTCGTCTCAAAAACTGGCTGGGGCAGGTGGATTCGAACCACCATAACGCGAGTGATTAGCTCGCCGCCTTACCTGTCAGCCACACCCCATAACGCCGCGACACGAGGCCGGGCGCCGTCTCTGTGGGTCAACGGACCCTCCGCACTGGGCAGCGGTCAGCCCCGGCTTATCGGCGTCAAGACAGGGGGAGAATGAACAAAAAACTCCCCTGCAACGTGGCGCTCGCTTCCCCCGGCGGGGAATTGGGACCTGGACGCCGGGCGCCTCTCTTGAGGCTCACACGGACAGGGTTAGACCCGGCGTCCAGGAGGCTGAGTGGGCAGGTCAGGATTCGAACCCAAGAACCGCATCAAGCGGGGGCGGATTTACAGTCCGCTGGCGCTCACCACGCGCCACGCCTACCCGAATTCATGACGGCAGGGGAAATGCAACAAACCCCTGCCGTCTCATGCGTTCGCGCCTCAAATGCCGCTGAGTCGCGCTTCGCATCCCTCATAGTCAATTTCCCTGCGTCGCCCCAATTCGAGCGTTGAACAGCAATTGGCTGGTGTCCCGTCGCTTCTGAAAGACTTCAGCCCTCTTCTTTGCGGACAACTCCCATACGCGCGTTCTCGGGTTTTTCCCCAAAAAATGGACGCCAGCACATTTGGCGTGATAGAGGCTGCTGTATGGCTCGATATCAAATCTGGTGTACAGCATATCATGCATCTTAGAGGCGCTGACAGGCCCGTCAGCCAGGGCCTCGCATATGGCGTTCTGTATAGCCAGACTCCGCTTTGCCCGCCTGCCGGTCTTTGCCTGTCCTGCCAGCGCCATCTCACCACCCCATGCGCTTTGGGCGCTTCGTCTTGTTGTAGACATTCATATATTCGTAAGCCCGCATTAAAAGACTCATCAGGCTTCTTACGGCGACACCACCAGTTTATCCCCCCTTGTGGGCGGCTGGTAGGCGTTTCGTCTTTTTATTGGCGCCGCCCGACAAGGGAAACAGGTTGTCAGCCAGTTCCAATGTAGACAACCCGCGCATTCGGGCGGCGCTAAAGGTGCTTAGAAGGTAAACGGGCAGGGGGAGCCGGGGGCAACTCCCCCTATGGGACTGTGTTCAGGCTTCGTAGCGAACTAGCGATGGGTCGCTAAACCCGCTGACCAACTGTCTAACCCAGTCCGACACGCGTTGCAACATGTTTTTCGTTCGCTGAATCTCTTTTTCTGGGGAGAGCCAACGGGCGAACGCCTTGTGAAAAAGATGCTCCTCAAGGCTGACCGGCGTCCAAACGCCGGTATAGCGGAACTCCAAAGAACGAGATTTGTCATAACGCTGGAGCTGCATCAACCACGCCCATTCGTTTTCGAACCAGATGGACGCCCCGGCGGGCACTTCGAAAGTGTTGAACCCCAGGCGGACCGCGTCACGCTCTGACGGCGTCAGGGCCACCCATTCCTCGTTTGTGAGCTGACAGACAATCATCACCAAACCGCCTTTGACCGCCGGGCGCGTCTCCAGGCGTCAATGATGCGCTCCATGGCGTCAGCGCCCGTCTCGGCGTCATGAGCGGGGATGATATTCACCTCGGTAGGGACTTCATCATCAAGAGATTCGAGCAAATCAAGCTCGAACTCTACATCGTCTGCCAATATTGAAACGACAGCAGACAGGTCGACCCACTGGAAAACACCAGGGCGACCGCGAGCTTTGAACTTAAATATCATCGTCTTCCTCTTTGTCTATAAGGCCTGAAACTTGGTCTGCGCGCACACGCATGTAGCATGTGTGCTTTTTGTGAAACTGATGAAACGTGTATCCGGGGGGCAACCCCTCTGTGTTCGGCTCTGTCTTGCTGCGTTAGAACAAAGCGATATTCTTCATCAGGAAGTATTTCATGGGTAATACGGTCTTTATCGTACACCCTAATGCTGTCGTAAACTATCCCGTACTCGGCAGAGCTATCATTCAGATAAACAGATCTGCCATTCTGAAGTTGTTCAAGGCATACCTTGAACGAGATGATTTGCTGTTTCTTAAGCATCTATTACCCGCCGACCCCATCACCGCTGCGCGAGCGGTCCTTAATGCGAAGGTTCATCCAGGCCGAGAGCGCCGTCTTGGCGTTCGCCAGGGGGATGACGTCAAGTACGCCAGCGATAGGTTCGTTGGGCATACACGCATGATTCGTATAATCAATCTGGTCAATGAGGACCGCCAGGGCGGCGTAAAGCTCCTCGCCTGCGTTCTGCCAATCAAGTACGGGCTCAACCTTCGGGGCAGCGCCCTTGAAAGACTCAAGGAATTGAGCGGCCTTATCAGGCCCGCTAGAACTGCCACCCATTATCTGTTCTCCCTCTTTCCTGAAAAAGTCCATGAACCCATCCATGCGCCGGGGGCTGTGAGCCCACGACTTGCGGACGCCATACTCGGTGAAGCCGCCCGACAGCATCTTGCCGTTGCGCTCCTGCAGGGCAGATATCGCCGCGAGCTTGGCGTCTCCCACCGTGTCGAACGGGGCGGCGTCCTTCTCCTCGTCGACAAGGAGAACTGCAAAGGCCCCTTGCTGCATGGGGCGCTTGTTGTACGCCACGAACCGCTTGTACGTGCCGCACGGCGTCGAGAGGATGGCTACAAATTTTCCATAACTCATATATATACCTCGAGTTCGTTCAGCACCCCGTCACCTCTTTATAGTAGTTGAACTCATGGATGAAGTCTTCAGTCTTTCTCATCGTTAATCCTTATCGTGAAAGAGACGACCAGATACCCAACGCCAAACACGAGCATCATCATAAGTAAGGCGAAGATAATAACAAAGAACGAGATGGCCATAATCTTGGCTATCGTCAGGAAGAGGGGTATCTGAAACAAATCTCCTATGAAGCCGAAGATAACACCGATGAATAGAATAGACCAGATAGCGACACCGGCAACTATATTGAGCCGGTCTTTTCTGGGAACCGGACGCCCCAGCTTGTCTTTGATGTAAATCACGTTCCACCCATGGGATAGGCGACGCCGGAGCGTCGCCGTTGTTATCAGCTCTTGTTGTGCTCTTCTTTCGGCTTCACCTGCTCAGCGGCGCTGATGGCGCGGTCAAGAAAATCACGGACATTGACCAGCTCGACGTCAACGTGCTCCCAGCTGAACGACTTCGCCATCATGACGCTGCGGTCCATCAGCATCCTGATGTCACGCAGACTTTGAATCAGCCTGCCGCGCATATGCTCCTCAGGGTTCGGCGCGGCGACGAGCGCCAACAGCTCATCAATAATGGGGGAGGGGGAAGAGGCTCGCCCGGCGGATTCCTTGGGGGTTATCTCCTCGCGAATCGTCGCTAAGAGGCTGCGTATGTCGCCAGGATTGACAGCGTGGAACTTGATTTCTCCGCTATCAAGAGGGATTTCGAAATAGGAGCCAAGGGCGTTGTCCGAGGCTGGCTTCGGGCTGGAGGCCTCCAGGTCTGCGGCCTCTATGCTCGCGGCTCCCGCTCCCCAGGGACCATCAACCTTGGCTTTCAACGCGGCGCGCTCGGCGCTGCCCGGCTCTGAAAAGGGGGAACCGGATATTTCCAGGGGGGCGACTTCATCGGCGGCGCCCTCAACCGGCGCAGGGCCAAACTTGGGCGCTTTCTCCGCCGCGAGCATGTTTTCCACATATTCGCACCCGAATTTCAGCGCGCTCTCGCGGCTCCGATTGGGGATATCGCAAACGCCGCAGTCCTGGTCAACTGCCTTGTAAGCGGGGTTGTAGGTTAGTTTACTCATGTTTTCTCTCTCTGATGACGAATTATCTTCGTTCACCGATTACATAGTCCGAATAGGTTCGGACCGCAAGGGGGAAATCGGATTCGGTGAATTTTTATTGAACTGGAATAAACCCACGTCAAGCTTTTTATTTGCATACAGAGACAAAAGGGAGGGTTGACCGCGCGAGCCGGGCGGGCCTAACCTGCTGCCTCGCATCTGGGTTCTCGAACCCTGGCGCATGGATAGGGAGGCCACCCGAATAGCTGCTGGAAGGCTTCCCGGCGGCTCTCCATGCCTTTCCTAAGAAGCCGGGAGAAGCCCATGGACCACCGCACCCGTACATGCAGAGATTGTAGTTTTTGGGAACAGAGTAGCCCAAAAAGTCTCTATGGGGTATGCGTAAGAAATTCTCCGCGCCCACAGCAAGCTGTACATGGTGAAGACGTGTGTGAACACAGAACATTTTGGCCTCTCACTGAACAGCATGAGAGGTGTGGAGATTTTGTGTTTGAGACCATAAGACCCGTCATAACATTTCCATAAAGAAAAAACCCCCAGACCTGGAACTCTGGGGGTTACTTTATGCTTGCAACAACAAGGAGTTACTATGAATTCATCTCGGCAGGAGACAAACCTTGCCTGCGCTCTTAGGCTCGCAAAGGCGGGGTACTCGGTATTTCCGCTGCAATATCCCAGGTTGTCAAGCAGTTTCACGATAGAAGCGCCTCTGCAACCCGGAAAATACACATGTTCATGCCATGCGACCCGTTTTGGAGTCCCTTTAAGCGCTGCAGAGCGCAGTAGGGGGCTTACGCATGAGTTCGACCGGGGTTGTTGTGAACAAATCGGAAAACACCCTCTGTGGATAAGGGGCTTGTTCGAGTCCGGCCACAACGACGCGACCAACGACGTCGCCAAAATCACCAAGGCGTGGACGAAACACCCGGACGCCAACATCGGCATCGGTGGAATTTTCCATAACCCAGACGGCTCGACCTCGCGAATCATCGCAATCGACGTCGACGGCAACGCCGACCCGGAAAAGGACGGAGAGGCGACTATCGCCGCTCTTGAACAAAAGTATGGGCCTCTGCCGGTTACGTGTGAAGTCGTGTCGGGGCGCGAAGTCCCCGGCCGCGACATCGGCGGCCGTCACCTCATTTTCAGGATACCGGACGACTGGGGCGGAGTGTTTAAACGCACTCTCGGACCGGGCGTCGACATCAAATGCGCCGGGCTCGGCTACGTCGCCGCGCCCCCCTCGCTCCACAAGTCCGGCAAGCGTTACGCCTGGACGGCGACGCCGGACGGGGGGCCGGTCACGGCTCCGGAGTGGCTGCTGACCGAGGCGAGCCGCCCGGCGCAGGCCTCCGGCAAGAGCGGCCCGTCAACTCCCGTGGGCGACCCCTACGAGCCGGGCTCGATGCTGTCGAACGGCCTGCACGGCATCAGCTGGCAGGAGACGGAGACCGGAGACCTGGAGGCTGTCGTGGGGGCTGTCATGGCGCTCGACGGCGACTGTGATTTCCGCCTGCGCGGCCAGCGCAAGTTCATGTCTCCCGACGTTTTCAAGGAAATCCACTGGTCTCTGCGCGCCCTGCAGGACTGGTTCGCCCACGACCCCCGCGTCAGCACGCTGGCGTTCGCCCACGCGCATCAGTTCGCCGGGCACGACGAGCAGCGCTATTTCTCCACCCTGTGGAATTACCGGCGACCCAACGGCCGCGAATTCGGCCGTGGGCATCTTTTCGCCGCTGCTGACCGCGCGGCGCCGGGCTGGAGGCTGAGGTTGCCGGACGCCGCGCGCCGCGCGGCCCGGCGACTGCATGACGACGGTTCAGCTGTCGACATCCCAGCATGGATTTCCCCCGGCGCAATGGCCGGCGCCGGGGGCTCGCCTTCCGCGCGGCCAACGGCCGGCATGGACGGCGCGGGAAGCCCGGCGGCTCCGTACCCATCCGCCGGGGGGCCAGAGGGCGCAGATGGCCCAACACTCTCTCATGGCAACCCGGCGCGCTCGGCGCAGATTTTCCGTGAAACCCAAGCAAAGACGCTGATATGGGCGAACGGGGACTATCTGAACTGGGAAAACGGAGCCTATGCCGCCGAGGAAGTCGACGGCGTCGCTTCTGACGTCCACAAATTCCTCAAGCGGGCGAAAACACGCACCAAATCCGAGACGGGGGAAGAGAAGATCAGCGCGTTCATCCCGCTCAACAAAGATATAACGGAGGTGACAGGGGCGCTGAAGCGGGAATACCACAAACCTCCGATGGACAAGCCACGGTGGATGAACGGAGTCACCGGCCCTGACCCCCGGAACATCATTTCATTTCCGAATGGGCTTCTCGACATAACGACAGGCGTTCTGTACGCGCCGAACCCAAATTTTTTCACCTACAACGCTCTTGGGTTCAAATATGACCCGGACGCCCCGGAGCCGGTCAACTTCCTCGCGTTCCTTGAATCGATTTTCGCCCCTGACCAAGTTAGAGAGGCTATCCCGCTGCTTCAGAAAATGTTCGGGTATCTGGTATCTGGTGATACCAGCATGCAGAAGATTTTTATGATTATAGGTGAGACCAGGAGCGGTAAAGGTACTCTTTCAGGAGTTATCAAGCATCTACTTGGTGAGCCTAACTATAATTCCTCAACCCTAAGTAGACTTGACTCAAAATTTTCTATGGAATCGATGATAGGTAAGAGTATTACTGTCATTCCTGACGCACATGTTGGGAAAAAATCCGATTCTCAAGTAGTTGTTGAGATACTTAAGTCTATTTCTGGAGAAGACACTCAAAGTGTCGAGCGCAAATGGAAGGCTGATTGGACTGGAGTCTTGGGAACTCGCCTATTAATTCTAGCTAATAGAGCCCCAAAACTTATGGACACGTCGCAGGCTCTTGCTAATCGGCTCGTCGTATTCACAACGCCAAATTCTTTTGAAGGGCGTGAAGATTATAAGCTGGCGGAGAAGCTGGCGGCAGAAGCCCCAGGAATCTTGAATTGGGCGCTGCAGGGGCTGAAAGACCTCCGGGCGGATGGGCGCTTCATTCTTCCGAGCTGGGCTTCCGCCAGCCAGAGAGAAGTCGCCGAACTCGGCTCGACGGTTCAGGCGTTCTTCAACGAGTGCTGCGAATTCAGCCCGGCCGGAAAAGTCGGAAAGCAAGCGCTGTATGAAAAATATGTGGCGTGGGCGCTAGCGGCGCGCGAGCCCGTGACTCTGTCGAGACGTCAGTTTGCGGCTGACCTGTACAGTATTGGGCGCGGGAAAATCACAGGTCGTAAGGATGAAGTGAAGTTGCCGGTGACTGATCACACCGGCAAACCAGTGCGCGATAAAGACGGGAAACCGGAGAGAGCTACAGCCTATGGTGGTATTTTAATCAGAATTTAGCTATTTTTAGCTAAATCCTTGTCCGGTAGGAAACCTGTCAATGTCCGGTATCTTTTTTGGGAAAGAAACCGGACATGAGCGCAAGCCCGCTGTTAAAATCGTAAGATTTTTTAGCGGGCTTTTTATTGTCCGGTATCTTGCCCCGTGTCCGGCCGCCGTCCGGCTCCTAGTCCGGCTCTAAGCTATTGAATTTAAAGAAATGTCCGTCTGTCCGGTATTTTTTTCTTGATACTCAAAAAATATATAAAAAAGGTTTATATGTTAAAATTATGTAAAAATATAATAGGGTTTATGTATAAATTATAAGGTGTATATAGGGTGGTATTTAAATAGGGTTTTGAACCGGACACCGGACACGGAGCCGATTGTGGGTTGACCGGACGCCGGGCGTCAGCCATAAGGGGTGGGCGGCGGATAGGGCGACGGCCTGAAACACCCGCTCTTATGCTTTCTGGCAGGTTTTCCGCCGCCTCATCTCACAGAAAGCATAGAGGAAAGCAGAATGTCTGGTGAAATAGTCCCATTCGGTAAGTATAAAGATCAGCCTGTTGAGGTTCTACTTGCTGACCAACAATATGTTGGCTGGCTGATAAATCAGCCATGGCTGAAAGATGTAAAATTTCAGGCGATATATAATACTATCGTCAATTTCACGTCTCCCCCTGAAGACACCCCCGAACATAACGCCATGCAGGCCCGGTTTCTTGTTCCTATTGTCAGGAGGGCGATTTATGCATTTGTGGCGCTTAGAGAAGTTGGTCCTGACGAAAAACAGATGGTATTGCGCGATTGTTCCGTTAAGTTTGAGTGTAACGGATGGGATGTGGCCTTAAATCCAGCTGATTGCTTTGATAACTGGGCTACTGGCGTGGCTATCGAGATAAAACCTTCAGTGGGTGACGATTTTCCAGCGGTCTTGCGCCAGATGAACGCGAGAAAACCTATCCCAAGAACTGATAGGCCATATAATATTGGAACATGGAATCCAAAATACAGGGTTTTGTATACAGATAAGTTCACCTGTTCTAACTTGACATTAGAGCAGGTGCGGGAGATGTTTAAACACTCTGGCGTTACGCTTGTATTATCTAGCGAAATAACAGATTTTGTTGTGGGTAACGAGAGCCGTCTTAGGAGTTTTCTCCTAGATGAATGAAAAATGGTTAGGGTATCGCCGAGGCCCTTAAGAACCGGGATTGACCGGAGGCCGGGAACCGGCTATCCAGGACCAGACGCGGCTAGGGGTTGCTCCCGAAAACCGTGACCTTGACGGGTCGCCGCGTTTTCCCACACAAGGACAACAGCCGAAAGGAGGCTGTTCAGATGACAGCCATCATTCCATTCCATTTTGAATCGTCCGAAGTCCGCGTTCTCGACCAGGACGGCGAGCCATGGTTCGTGCTTGCCGACGTGTGTTCGGTTCTGGAGATCGGACATACCGCCACAGCGGCGCTGCGCCTTGAGGACGACGAGAAAGCTGGTGTGGTTTTGACCGACACCAGCTCTAACGGCGTATCACAGAAGCGGGAATTTACCATCATCAACGAGTCCGGCCTTTGGAATCTCGTTATCCGCTCTGATAAGCCCCAGGCGAAAACCTTTCGCAAGTGGCTCACATCCGAGGTTATCCCTCAAATCAGGAAAACCGGAGCCTATGCCCGGCCCCTGACCCCCGGCGAACAGCTCCTCGCCAGCGTGCAGCTTTCCGTCGAGCTGGAGCGCCGGACCGCCGCCATCGAGGCCAAACAGGTTCAGACGGCCGGTATTGCCCATCAGGCGCTTGCTGTCGCTCAACAGGTCCAGGTACAGTTAGGTGTTCATGAGACAAGCGAAGAGCTTATGTACACCGTTTCTCACTACTGCGAGCTTATGGGAGTGCGGTGGCCTGTAGATACTCTGTCTATGCTTGGTAAAAGGGCCGTGGCCCTTTGTGAGTACCGTGGCGTTCTCTATGAGCGCATCAGCAATAAGCCATACGGAAAAGTCAATCTCCATCGCGTAAGTATTCTTCGTGATGTATTTGACCGTTATGTGGCTGAACTCGAAGATTACGCGAGCTAACCATGACCAAAAAATACAAACCTTGCCCATCCTGCAAGCAGAAGGGTCCTGAACCTTGCTCTGCTTGTTCAGGAACCAAAAAAGACGCCAAGGGGGGTAAATGCCCCAAGTGTGGCGGCTGGGGCTACCAGGACTGCGCCACCTGCAACGGCAATGGCCAGATTGTGGTGAGCGGCTGATGGGCGACATCCACGGAGGCCGGAAAATCTGCCCCAGCTGCGCGGGCGGGAAGCTCGTGAAATGCCCGGCGTGCGATGGCTGGGGCCATCCGGAGAACGACGGGTACAGGGTCTGCCCGACCTGTTCGGGCGGCGGTTCTGTGAGCTGCCCGACCTGCGGCGGCGCGGGGACTGTGACCGGAGGGAAATCTTAATGGGAAACCGTGTCGTTTATATTTGGCTAGCTGTGTTGTTGATGTTCGTGGTCCTGGCGCTTATGGGCTACAACCCGTAAACGCTTCGAAGAACTGTTAATGGAGATTTTAAAATGGGAAATCCGATGCAGAATGCAGCCGGTGACGATATTGTGGAATCGTTTCCTGGCGGTAAACCCCGTCCGGCTCCGGCTCCGGCTCCGGCTCCGCAGCCTGCCCCGCAGCCAAAACCCCAGGGGAAGTGATGGCGAAGAAACCCAGAACGCCGGGAAAGCCGGGAACCGGCGGCGGTCCCGGCGGCCCGAAAAACCCGACAGACTACCCCCGGCCGACGCCGCCGCGAAAACCGGGGGCGTGATGAGCAATCCAACGTTTTTGCTGTGGGTGTTCGTGGGGTTCGTGATTGTGTTTGTGGCCGCGTCGCTCTGCTTGTGAAAGGAAAATCTGAATGAAAATCCAGCTTTTATGGGTTCTCGTCGCCCTGCTGTCGATTGCCGCTTTTGCGATGGTGGTAGCGGGCTCCTGAACGGCGCCGGACAAGCTAAGTAGTTATCCGGAAAGGGGTAAAATGCCGGTTCTCGCTTCCGAATCGAAAAAATTCGAGGCCTCGAAATTGGGAGTATTTCAACCGGAGATATCCATCCCCAAAATTGGGGATGGGTACTAAAAGTTGTAATAGGCCATAGGTCTTGACTCGGGCGCCGGGAACCGGTTAACAACAGGCGGCGCGGATAGGCTGATCCCCGAAAGACAGATACTCTGGCTGTTTGCCGCGCCGCCTTCCCTCCCAGAGCCAACAGCAACAAGAGGCTGTTCGCATGACCAGCAAAAAATTTCCCCCGATTCCCCCGTACTATCCCGCTCCGTCCGAGGGATGGACTGTTCCGCAGCCGGGCGCCGGGTATCCTCCGCTTCCAGGCAACCCGATTCCGCGCCGCACGCCGCCGCCCCTTCCGCCCGCTTTTGAGCAGCAGGCGGGCGGGTATGCGGCTCCATCTTCCCCAATGGAAGGGGCAAGAACAGGTCTTGACCCCTGGCGGTCGTCAAACGTCGCCCAAAAGGACGGTATGAACCCAATCCAGAAATTTACGCATGCGCTGTCCACCGGCTACATGATGGAGCTTTCCGCCATTATCGGCGCGGATGGCTCGCATTGGTTTCTCGCCTCGGAAACGGCGCGGGCGCTGGGATACCTTAATCCGCGAAAGGCGATTATTGACCACTGCAAGCATGCACAACTTGTAGGGGGCGTAACGAATCGTGACCCCATACCAGGGGTTGCATCGCTAGATCCCCAGACTAAAATTATCCCGGAGGGGGATGTAAACCGCCTGATTGCCCGGAGCCGGTTACCGGCTGCCGTCGAGATACAGGATTGGTGGTTTGATGAGGTTATCCCGACAATTCGCAGGACAGGGGGATATGGGGTTCAGAAGCCTCTGACGCCGCGCCAACTCGCTCAGATGGTGATCGACGCCGAGAACCGCGCCGACGCTGAGAACGCCGCCCGGCTCGCCGCCGAGGCCCGGCATCTGGTCGCCGAGCGGGATAATCACCGTCTGGAGCAAATTTCAAGCTATCAGAATGTGATTATCAAGCAACAGATGGAGGATTTGACCGGACTCCATATGGTTACAAACACTTCCGATTCTTTTGCTATTCGTACCGTAGTAAAGCTCCTCGGGCAGAAAGAGAAACTATTCAATAAGTGGCTTCGTGAAAAGAAGTTTACGTTCCCTTTCTACACAGAATCTGGGGAATTACGAGGCTATCAACCATACGCCGACAAGATTTCTGCCGGGTATATGGTTCTCCGCTGGCATAATGACGATTTTGTCGGGTATGACACTCGTGATCGGGGATGTAACCGCCCCGCATCCAGGTTTTTGAAGGCTGGGATTATTCACGTTGCCGGGCGGGCAGACCTTCCCTACCCACGAACGCATGAGCTGTATGCTGTCAGGGACCGGATACTGAAAACCGGGAATCCATTTGAGATAGACGAGCCGTAAGACGAAAAAAGCCCCCGACCTCCCGGTCGGGGGCTTTTTTCCTTTACCAAAGGCCGCGCTCCTCTTGTTTTCCTTCAAGAAATTTCCGTTCCCGGTTCGCCGCTTTCGCCAACATTCAAGCTTTGAACAGCCGGTCTCGCCGGTTCCCACACCAGCGCCGGAATGCCCGAATTTTATTCACAAAGGGCCTCCGCTTCCGCCAATTCGGATTTCCAGTTCAGGGGCAACGGTTCGCCCGCCAGGGCTTTTTTCTGCCATTTCCGCAGGATAGCCGCCCGCTGGCGGAGCATCCGAACCCGCTCGCCGTCAAATCTCCGTTTTTTGTCCGTGAACGATGCTCGGAATTTGAGGCATATCTCGTTTGCCCGGACTTCCAACTTTTCCGCGCTGCGCCCAAGTTCGACGTGGTCGAGCCAGTCAAGAAGCTTCTCCATCCGCCTCCCCCTTCCGCGCTTTCCAGTCGAGCTGGGTGAGTTCCGCCGCAGTGCGCCATACGGAGGCCGTTGGGTCTGTCACCTCGCTAAGGTCGCCGTTGGCGAGCTGGAGGGCTTCCCAGAACTCCCGTTGCATCCAGGCCGCCCGGTCGTAGTAGTCCGAAACCGAGTGAATCGAGACGTCGAATCCGAATTGAGCCGGGGATTTGCAGATTTCAATCAAAATCGCCCGGCCGTACAGCTCACAGATCCGGAATAGCTCCGCTTCAGAGAGCCGGAGAGGCTTCTCGGCCGGTTCACAGGCCCGGATGGTCCTGAGACGCGTCTCAGACGCCTGTAGCGGGCTCTCTGGCCCTCCTAGGGCCAAATTAGCCGCTATCGTCGCCTCCATGAGGCCCGTGGGGCTCAGAACGGCGTCTGGGGGCGTTTTCGCCCCCTTCCCAACGCCCGAAGTTTTCCATAATCCGAAAAGGCTCATCACGCGGCCCTCCAATCCGGTTTTGGCTCAAGGCGGACTTCTCCCCACGCGCCACGAAATTCGTTATCCTGGTTCCGGTACAGTCCGGCCCTGGTCAGCTGGGCAAACAGATTGCTGAGTTGCCGCCCGTCCGGTCGAGGCATCAATTCGGCCGTGGCGTTATCTAGGTAAACCATCCTCCAAATTGTTCCGTCTTTGTCCTCCTCGGCCTCTTGCTCCTTTTGGGAGGCGAGCGCTGAATACAGCGCCCGTCCCATTGCCGACACGTTGATTTTAGCCAACGGCTTTCCCCTTCTGACTGTTAGATAGTGGCAGGATATACTTATCAAACGCAGATTTAGGCGGCATAGGAACTTCGTAAAGCGGCTCACCTTCCCGTGTGCACGGGTAGAAGCCGAACTTTTCCGCCTCAAATCTTCCGTCATTCTGAATGCAGTAAAGTTTACGACTCTCCGGAGTAATATAGAATACTCGGAAAAAGCCGTTATCTTCACTGTGAAATTTATATTTAATCATCTTCTCCTTCCACCGTGAGAGTTCCGCAAGATTTTCCGTTAGAATCCCGGAGTTTCAACTCGACTTTTTTCTGCTTTCCGCGTCCGCACAGCTCATGGGCCGCCCACGGGAAAGCCCGTTCAAAAAACGTGTACAGCTCCGCCGCTCTGCCTTCTCCCATGAAGGCGTCAGTTCCGCAGTCGATTTTGAGCGTAATTGTCTTAACTTTCAACGTCCTACCTCCAAAATTTGAGATGCAAGCCTGTCGCGGTCAGAACCGCGCACAACTCCGCCCTTTTTCCCTTCCGCGTCCGTGTACAGATAGACGTACTGGCCACGGATCTTATCGCCCGTTTTGCGCAAATAGAGGCGTTCATCCTTCTCTTGAGCTGAACGCAAGTCTTTCTTTTTCATGCTGTTTCTCCCTAAAATTTAGAGCGACGAGTTGCCCCGCCGCTCCGCCCCCTCTACGCCTTCACGAGTCCAAATTTTCCCATCCATTCAATGAGTTCGTGTTCCGACGTGAAGCATTTCGTTCCGTCGTGGCACTCCTCATTGTATGCTGGGCGTTCGTTCGGTTGTCCCCAGCCAATAGTGCTCACATTCCACAAGTCCTCGAGTTCAATCTCCGGAGTAGTTTTCACTATGGTTGCTCCAAAGTACACCGAAACGACTTTATCGTCGTCCCCATCATCTTCAGAGGGTATGAAGTGGATTGTAATCATCTTATTTCTCCGCTAGTCCGTTCGGATTGAACGTCGTGGGAGAGCGTTTAAACGCTCTCCCCAAAGCTTCAATCTTTAGTAGGGCTCACGCGCAGCGATTCAGCCCGAATATCCCGAATAAGTTGAACATATCCGTCAATCTCGTCTTTAGATTGTGCCCCGTATGGGCAGTACATCTCAAGATAGTGCTCCAATGCGTTGCACAACTTCATGAGACGCGAGCCGTTGATTTCGATAGTCACGAGGTCGGGCCCAGCATGGCCTTTAGGCGTAGACGCCATGAACTTTTTGCGAACTTCCAACGTCTTATCCCCCACAATAAATGTGCTCGATAGTTCTCTATACGGCAGGCTGCCCGTTTTCATCGCTTCGCGAGCAAGACGATATGCATCAAACGCGTTTTCCGGAGTTGGGTCAGCGTCGAAGCGCTTTTCGGCCGCCAGGGCGGCTTGATGCGCTTGCGTGGACTTTTCAAAATATGGGTTGTGATTGTCCGTCATGTTTGGTCCTTTCTCAGGTTATATTTTCGCTAGTTTTTCTAGCCCTTTGGCAGATACCCAGCGCCCGTGTGGGCTTATTCTTGCGAGAACTGTTATCTTCTCCCAATATTCAGGTTTTGGTATTCTGCCTATCCCGCAAATAAATATGTAATCAAAGTTATTATACGACTCTTTTATACATATTTCACATGGATTATTTATATAATCCATTATGTAATTTACTGCTTTTTCTGCGGTATCCCGTAAAGACACATCGATTCTAACATCATTATATACTGGACCAACTTGAAAACTATTTTCTTCGGTTTCGTCCACCTTGCTTATACTAACACTATATGCGCCCACACATTTTGAAGATTTACTTATTTTGTACTTCATTTGAATTCTAAACATGCTTGGTCCTTTCAAGTTAACCACACAGTAGGGCGAATAAATCGCCCTACTATATTGTTAGCTAGTCGCACCATAGAAAGCATCGTGCCAGCGCTTCGAACCGGCTTTATCAGTCCCGAATGCATTGCGCGCTATTATTTCACTCCAGCGTTCAAGAGTTGAATTATACGGGTCGCGCCTACAACGATAACTCGCTGTAAATGGGACTGTGACGTCTTTCCCACCATGAAATCGCGCCATACGCCACACATAGTAAGCTCTGTTGAATGTAACCCTATCGTGTGTCGTTCCTTTCGGCTCACCTTTCCAGGCCCACGATGATTTGAGCCTGCCTTTGCTTTTGCCTTGCTGGGAGACGATAAGTAGCAAGATTCTGTCAAGTTCCGTTTTGCCAGCGTGGCGGAACTCCCCTAAACCCCAGCAAACGCCGCAGGTGTCCCATTCTTTTATGTTTTGGAATTCACTATCGACCTTCCCCGTTCCCCTGCACTTAATGCACGTGCAAATCGCGTCGTCCCCCTCCCCCTCTTGAACTACCGCCTTTTTCGGTTCTGGCGCGATTGACGCTGGGAAATGTTCTTCCGGAACACCTGGATTGATGCATGGCGCTGAACGAAGCGTGTCAGTCAGTTTTTTGACGCCAATGCGGTTCGCAATGCGTCGCAGCGCCCGCCCCACTTTTTGAGCTTCTATGCCTGTCCATTCACTCAAGTCACGAACGGCGATATGACCGGAGTTGAATTCAGAGAGACGCAGGGCGCCATACTGTGACTTATGCGCCACAAAATAGAATTTATCTTTTCCTATAAATACCTCGTATGCGGTTCCTTCGGCCGTTGTATAGGTTATTTCGTCGCTGTCTTTAGATTTTACAGGTATATTGAAGGCTATAGTCATCTTTACTTTCCTTTCTTCATAGTAAACAACCGCAGAGAGCGTTTAAACGCTCTCTGAAATTGTTCTCTATTTAGATTTAGGCTCTAAAAGGTGGGCTTCGTCATCATGAACCCAGACTGACCAAGTAACAGAGAATTGCTCTGTATCATCTATCTGGAAAATGAAGTCCTTAACGCCATGCTCGCGTAATTTCTTGGCAGCATCGCGAGGGTTATCATTCTGCCATTCATGCCAACCTGTAACATATGAGGAAGTTTGCTTGACATAACTATATTCTGTTAAGTCTATATCAAGCGTCATTGCGGCGTTATCATTGCCTGTCAAAAACTCTATATACTCGGATGGTTCTTCCTTTACGCAATCACCGCAGATTATTTCACTAGCGCTTTCATTCAACCAGAAGTAGCGTTTCCACCCGTGACTATCGGGGGAAGTGCGTACGCACTTCCCACATTCACAAACTGCCCATTCATCACTCCATTCGAGTTCAGCGCCGAAGTGCTCAAGGATGTTGACCAAGCGAGACATGGTTCGCTCCGCTTTGGCCTCCCCCCTTGCGTGTTCGTTCCAGTTCGCTAGGACGACAACGCCGTTTTCGAGCGTCTCATATCCCGGTTCGGCATAACCGTTGTGAGCGACGCTCATATCCGGGCATACGTGAGGCATGGTCTGAGCAATCTCTAGAACTTTTCTAATCCACCCAGTTCTTGCTTTCAAATCAGTCATATTCGCGCCTTCTCAAGTTAAACGCATTGCACTCATAATAAGCCACAGCATTGTGTGGCTTATCGCTGAATTCAATCGCGTTTGTATGAAGAGTTAAATTCGCTATTCAGCTGTAAAGCTATATGTTCTTTGGCCTCGTCTAGCGACTCAGCCCTAAAAAATCGCTTCATTCTATCCCACTGCACTATAATGTAGTAATTGGGATAACAAACTGTTTTATATTTGCCAGTAAATTTCCCCCCTCGTCTCACAGGTTCTTTTTCAAACTTCATATCAAATACACATTCAATAGGGTCATACCCATTTACCTCAAGAGTGAACCCCTTGGGCGTGTCTTTACCTAACTTTACATCATTCGGCATAAGAAATGGCGCGCCCATTAGTATTCACTCCACATAAGGTTACCTTCTCTGCCCATTCCAATCCCGTAAGCATCAAGCGTGGCTTGCGCCAGTTCTTTCCGGAGCTTGATGACCCTTTCGGTCAGCATGGCAAACGACAGCTTGGCGCGCTTGCACACATCGCTGTCAGGGCTAAACCGCCCGGCAATGCGTTCAGCGCTTTCGCGCCTGGACATAGCCTCTCGATATTCGGCTTCAATCCGTTCGATTGAAGCCAATGCATCTACAAGTTGCATCCTTCTCACCTTTCGCTTGCGTTAATCGCTACAGAGAGCGTTTAAACGCTCTCTGTAGATTTAACACACTCTAAAGACCATTAAACGCGTCAAGCATGTCTTGATAACGAATATCGTCATAGTATGCTGTTATCTCACGTCTCCACTGCTTACGCTTTGTGGCGTCTTTTGGAACGTATTTTAGAGGACAACTCCATGCTTCACGTTGCATACGTTTCTTTTCTAAGCGCATTGTGCGCTTTCTAAGCTCCGTTTTTGCTTTGATTTTGGTATATCTTAATCCTGGGATACTTCCTTCCGCATTAAATCTAACAGCATAGTGTTTCTTTCCTTTGAATATGAAATGAATATTCATCACCATGCCACAGCAGATATAATCAGACATAAGTTTCACCTTTCGTTATGTGTTGATGGATACAGAGAGCGTTTAAACGCTCTCTGTAGATTTAACACAAGTTTAACTATCTGCTTTCCAAACAATCGTTTTATCTGTGAAAACAATATCTGCGTGAGTGTTGAGCATCATTTGAGCAACGGCTTTCGCGGCTTGCGTCATGCTATCGTATCTCTGCTCTTTCTGCTTATTAAACCACTCCTTATCATGAGTATCATAGTGGTCTGGATATGGGCTTAACCATACCTGATAATCATGTGAGCACTGATACAGATAAGCCAGCGCCTTATCTAATGTAAGTTCTGTGTTTTCTTCCATCATACTCGCCTTTCTCCATGTGTTGATGATTACAGAGAGTGTTTAAACACTCTCTGTAAGTTCAACACACATCAATAATAACGTATTTTCTTAGGAAAACGCTTTCCTGACAGCTTTCGTAGCAGTTTTAGCGCTCGCGTCTTCAGTGTGTCGTGCGTTAATGCACCGAGGCGTATACCGCTCAACTCTTCCTCAACAACGTAATTCCTACGCCCAATTCTGTTATCTTCGATTGTCATGATAAATTTGCGTTTTCGCATCACACAACTCCTTGCTCTCGCATACGGAGTGCGCGCGCTTGCGCCACATGAAAGCGCGCAAGCCCATACTCCCCATAAAATCTATGGACTCTGGCTGACTCCAACAGTTCACTGTGTGAACCGTACGGAACCCATTTTTTAGAACGTGCTAATATATCAGCCATAAGTTTAAGTTCTGAGAACATACATAACTCCCCCATAGGAAATGTTCTCACAATGAGAACACTCGCCATGAGGCGCTTGTACGCTTCAACCCATGGTGGAAGTCTTTAAACCCATAATCGCACTACGGGCATAAAGATCATTTACAATTTCAAAGAGCACTGCTTAGCAGACACACTTATGGCTTGCGGCCAAAAGCGCCTATGAAGGGTCAAAACCGGGGTAAACCCAGGGAAACCATCACCAAAACCTCACTAACTCAATTCATGCATTCACCATCAACATAAAAACACAACATATCATTTCGTGCAAGCCTATTTCATCGGTTGTGGTAAAAAAATCTTTTCAACCTAAAATACCCCTCACAGAGGGCGTTTAAACGCACACTAATATGTTGCGTTTAAACGCCCTCTGTGCCAAATATGGGTTGGGTTGGTTATACCGAATAACTAACACGGTGATAAAGAAGGAAAAACAATATGTTAGCTAAATTGACGCGTGAAGGTTGGCTCGAACTGGCAATATCAAGACTGAAGCCACGTTTTGTTGAACATGGCGTGCAACTGCCTGACAATATCAGAGTAACAGTAGGGTTTACCTCACGGGGCGGCAAAAAGGCGATAGGTCAAGTGTGGTCAGATACAGCATCTGAGGGCGGATACTATGAGATATTCATCCACCCCAGTCTTGAGCAAGCAAAAGCGCTGGGCGTGCTAGTTCATGAGTTGGTGCATATCGGAGTTGGGTTGAAAGCAGGCCATGGCCAACAGTTTAAGAAGATAGCTATCAAAGTTGGGTTGACTGGCAAAATGCGAGCCACGGAAGAAACTGAAGAACTATTGGAGCATTTCAAGGATCTAGACTTGCCTGATTACCCCCATTACGTACTGAATTCTGACGCAATATCCTCAGGACCAAAGAAACAAAGCACAAGACTAATAAAAGCAGAGTGCATTATTTGCGGATACAACTTCAGAATAACTCAGAAATGGATAGACGAGGCAGGATTACCTGATTGCCCTTGCTGTCGCGAGCCGATGACTGTGGCAGCGTAGGGTAATACAGCGAGGCGTTTAAACGCCTCGCTGACTATTCGAAATATGCACGAATATTGATATTCCAGAATACATGTTATGCGAATGGAGAGACGACATGCTGACAACCATCACACGTATATTCGGAATGACCATGAGACGCCCACAGAAGCCCACAGAAGCCCCCAAGCCCAGAGAGGCTACGCCCATAGCAGTGTATGCCAGAAGGGCGCTAGAAGAGCTGGAATGGCTGTCTGAGCAGGTTTATTGGGAGGGGTTAAGGGAAGAGCGTCAAGCGGCAGTTGAGCTAGCGGCGTTTGAGCGGGAGCAAGCGGCAATCGGCGCCCGACAACTGGCAGCCAAGCGCAGGGAATGGAGCAAGCGGATGCATGCGGCCAAGGCAGCCAAGAAGGCAGCAATGAAGAAAGCTAAATGATATCAATGAGTTATCAATGCGAGAGCGTTTAAACGCTCTCGCCATACGCCAACGATATCAATGGGTTAGTATACATTTACACATTTGAGTATTCCATAACACAGGGGCTAGCTCCCGTGAAACATTTAAATGTTTCACAGCCGGAGGGGGGAGGGGCCCCTGGCCAAGGCCCGAGCTTTGGCTAAGCGTCGTCCAAAAATTTTTTTGAAATTTTCTGGTAGGGCCAAAACCCCCTTGCCGCTGCCCGGTCCCTGACTTATGTTCCCCAAGCTCATTGCGTTTCTTTCTGAGTCCCGGCGGCCGGTCTTAATGCGGGATAGAGAAGTGGCCCATCTCGTCGGTCTCATAAACCGGAAACCGGCAGTTCGAATCTGCCTCCCGCTCCCAACTATCAGGACCACCAACCCATGAAGCCCAACGCCGCCATTGCCTTCTTTGTTTTTGTCGTCTTCCTTATCATCAGCTCAGCAATCTATCACGCCCACGCCGCCGGTAGCTGCACGTACGAAACGCGCATCCGCCACGCCGAGGGCGGCGGGACGGTCGCCGTCACCGTCCGTATCTGTTGCGACGCCAGAGGCCGGTGCACGGAAACCGTCATCCCGAATCGCTAAAAATCTACCCATGACCCCGATGTCATGGGTAAATTATCTCGTTTTTTACCCATGACTCAGGAATCCAGCCATGCCCCAGAAAATCACTGTCCACACGTCGGGGTTCATTATCATCGAGAACTCGGACGCCGAGCCCTGCAGGCTTCCCGGCGCCTTCTCTCTGGCCATCGATAAAATCTATTGCGTCTCCCCATTCCAGTACGAGGGCGGCGGCGAAGGCGTCGTTGTCTACGTTGACGGCTCAGACGAGGTATACAACGTTGAGCTGCCGCTCATAACGGTCCTGAACGCCATCGCCGACGCGGCCCGCATGCGCGCAATCGATCTGAAGCACATCTGATGCCGTCGCGCGCTAATCCTCCGGCCCGGCCGACCCGATGGTCAGACACACAGCAGCGCAAGGATTTTGACCGTATCCGGCAACTGTGGTCCGAGTGGAAGAACAAGCACACCGGCGACTTTCTTGAGATAGAGGAAGCCGCCGATGGCATAGACGCGGCGCTTGAAGTTCTGGACGAATTGATGAAAGGTCGTATCATATACGACGAGTAATCATTCGGGAGTCCAGCCCCATGGCGTCTATCAGTTTTATCAAACCGGCTCTGCCGGTAATCGACCCAACAAAGCAGCGCGCCCCCGCGCCGGAAGCCCAAGAGCTGCAATGCTCGACCACCATCCAGATGCAGGGCGCGCTGACCGTCGCTATAGAAGCTCCGGCCGATGACCAGCTTTTATTTAAGCTTGTCCCCCCAGCCGACCGGCAGCAGGGAATGCTCAAGCTCGTTTGGGTTCAGTCGTCCATTCGCGCGCTTATGCCGACCGTCAACCAGATGGTTGAGCAGGCGCTTGTTCAGACACAGCTTTTCCCCATCGCCCGTGTCGTGAATCCGGCGTTCGCCACCGACGCCCAAGGCGGCCTGCTTTATCTTTTTCAAGTGCCCGTCAGCACGTTCCCGCCCCAGCAAGCGCCATCCCCCACGCCCCAACAGCGCCCGGCTGCGCCCGGCCCCATCGAGCCGCTTCCTTACACGACAAACCCGGCGATGACCCAGGCGGACATTGACGCTTTAATTGGGGTGTCCAATGGCGGCGCGTAAGGGCGAGCCACACGGGCAGGTCAACCCGAAGACGGGGCTTGTCCCCCGTCAGGAGTTGTTTTGTCAGTATATCGTCGCTGGGATGACCCTGGCCGAGGCCACCAAGCTTGCCGGTTACCAGATAACGTCCGCCGCGACCACCAAGCGCGACATAGACCAGTATTGGTCAGAACGAGGCGCTAAAATACGGAAAGCTCCGCTCGTTCAGGCGCGCATCGGCGTGTTGATGGCTGAACAAGCGGAAGTGCTGGCCAAGCAGCGCAATCAGCTGTCTGATAAATTTCAGATGAACATCGAGCGCTTGACGGAGATGCTTCTTCAGGACAGGCATTTCGCCCGAACTGGCCGTCTGTCCATGGAGGAGAACGCCGAGGTTCAGCCGGACCATCGGCCGGACGCCCGCGCCGCCGTGCAGGCCTCCATGGGGCTCGCCAAGCTGCACGGCCTCTTAATCGACAAGTCGGAAATCACCGTCCAGGGTTCGATTACCCGGATGTCGAATGAGGAGCTTTTGCGGTTCATCGACACTGTGCATAAGGAAATCGGCCCCATGATTGAGGTAGAGGCCCTGGAGATTCCGGACTCCCCCCGACAGCGGCGTCTACCGGCTAAGAAGGGGCATGTGGTTCTGGATTTAGACAATGACTGACGACTACCACTTCCGCCGCCTGCTGGAGAAGACGGCCGACCCGAGGCAGGCCCATGAGCTGCTGGCCTCGGCGATGCACGAGTTCAAGATGCGCATCGAGCGCCAGAAGCAGAGCCGCCCTGGCGGTCTGCTGGAGTTCGTAGAGTATTTTTGGGAGTGCATCGAGCCGGGGCGCGAGTTCGTCAAGGGCTGGCCGCTTGAGGCGATGGCCATGCACTTGGAAGGAGTGACATATGGAGCTATTACCAGATTATTAATTAATGTGCCGCCTGGAAGCATGAAAAGTTTACTCTTAAATTGTTTTTGGCCTGCATGGGAGTGGTCAGCATGCGATAGACCAGGAACTCGGTACATATCGTTCAGTTATTCTTCATTACTTACTGAGCGCGATAACCAGCGTATGCTTGACCTTATTGAGAGTCAGAAATTCCAAGACTTGTGGGGGCACAAGTTTTCTATGCGTCAGAAGGGCGTTACTAAGATTTCCAACACTAAGTTCGGTTGGAAGTTCGCATCCTCTGTGCGCGGCACTGGCACCGGCGAGCGCGCCGACCGGGTTCTATGCTTCCCCCATGAAACGCTGGTCGCCACTGAGCACGGGCCGATGGCCATCGGCGATATCGTCAAGAAGCGTTTAAACGTTCGCGTCTGGAGCCGGAATTTGGTGACCGGCCGCAACGAGCTGCGGCCGGTCACCGGCTGGCGGCATAACCCAGGCTCAGACCTTGTCAGGATCAGCTATACTGGGGGCTCCATCAGATGTACGCTTGACCACAGGTTCTGGGTTGAGGGGCGCGGATGGGTTGAGGCCCGGCTTTTGGAGGCCGGTGACGTGGTTCCATGTGCGGCCGGTTTTAATGTGCGTGACATTTTGCCCGCTCATTCCATATCTGAGTCCTATTTCAGTGGGCGTCCCGGCAGCATTGAAAATCTCAAGCGCAGTTTCCGCCGTTATTTTGGCAGTCGGCCTTGGGTGAGCCACGCCTTTTTTAACCCTTTCTCCATGATTTCCCGCAATAAGATTAAGGTGCGCCCACGTTCTACCGTTAAATATACTCTCGATAGTGCTAGGATGGACGCCGAACTCAAGAGCTACGCTTTTAGCGGTATGCGTATCTCTTCTGGAGAATATTTTGCGGACGAGTTCATCGGTAAGATGTGCCGCGCCGTTACGGAATCCTCCGTTTTTCTTGCAGTCCGCAATATTTTGCGCCCGCGTTCCATATTCGAGGTTGGAAAGACGACAGTTCGCGCGTTTGTCGTTGCGGTGTCTGACTTCTTGGCCTTCAGGAACCGGCCCTATGAACGTCAGCATCATGAGCTGATGGACGAACACATAATGGGTTTGTCCATCCCGGCGCAGGGTGACGCGGGGGTAGCCCTTACTCAAAGTCGGGGTCATAAAACGGCCGTCGCGGCTGATTGTGTGGGCGGTGGTAGAGTTCCGATCCCGGTCAGTGTAGACAGGGGCGCTTCCCTTGCGCGCTGTGGTTCGAGGCTTGCTATAGACGCGGCCGTAGTTGGAAATAAGGTAGTTGGGGAAGCCAGCGGCTTCACGCCAGACTTCGGGACCGTTCTCGGCGTCGAGGATGATGGACATGTTATGGAAACCTTCTGTTTGACCGTAGAAGGCAACCATAACATGTTCGTTTCTGACAAGCAAGACACTGTGTTCAGTCTTGCCAGCAATTGTGATGATCCACACAACATCAAAGAGGGCGAGTCGCAGACCATCCGCGAAGAGACGGTGCGCTGGTTCCGCGAGGCCATGTCTAACCGCCTCAACCACATGACCAAGTCGGCGATTATCGTCATCATGCAGCGCGTCCATCAAGAGGACGTGTCGGGCGTCATCCTTCATGAGGACCTCGGCTACGACCACCTCATGATTCCGATGCTCTATGAGGAGGGCGCCCGCTGCCACACCTCCCTCGGCTGGACCGACCCGCGCAGCGTCGACGGCGAGTGCTTCTGGCCAGACCGGTTCCCGCCCGCCGCCGTCGAGGAGTGCTTGAAGCTCGGCGAGTTTGCTTTTGCCAGTCAATACCAACAGAGGCCCGCGCCGCGCGGCGGCGGCATCTTCAAGAACGAATATTGGAACATCTGGGAACCGGATGACGGCCGCTACCCCCGGTTTGACTTCATCCTGGCCTCGGTGGACCCGGCGTACACGCACCATGATGAGAACGACCCGTCAGCCATGACGGTCTGGGGGCTCAATTACGCCGATGACGGGACGCCGCGCGTGTTCCTTATCGCCGCGTGGCGCAAGTGGCTGCAGATTCACGGGCCGGACGTTGACCGGGAGTATGGGGAGCCACTCCAGGCCTATGAGGAGCGACGGAAAAAGAGCTGGGGGCTGGTTGAGTGGATTTCGCACACCTGCAAGCGGTTCCAGGTCGACCGCCTTCTTGTCGAGGCCAAGGCCTCCGGCATCTCTGTGGTTCAGGAACTGCAGCGCCTCTTGTTTCAGCAACAGTTCGGCATCGAGTTTGTCAATCCTGGCCGGGCTGACAAAGAAGTCAGGGCGAACCGAGTGCAGCATATCTGGTCCGCAGGCATGATTTACCGACCAGATCGCCCTTGGGCGGAGATGGTTGAGGAAGAAATGGCCGCTTTTCCAAAAGCGCGCTATGATGACCTGTGCGACTCCGCCACCCAGGCTTTGTGGTGGTTCAGGCAGAACAATATGCTGATGCGCCGGGAAGAAATACGGGCCGCGAATGACCCGGAGACGAACGCTAGCAGCAACCCGATGGCGGATTCAGCGCCTCTTTATCCGATGTGACGGAGCAAATTATGCTAAATACGGCTCAAGTCTTTGACTTTCAGAAATATATTGACGAACAGCCGTCATTTGAGCCGCAGGGCGTTCGGTTTTCAGAAAGTAATGACGCTCTGGTTATTGATGAGCCGGACGGCGGCGTCACTATCGAGTTCAACCCGCGAAATCATAACGTCAAGGCTGGGCGCGCGGACCACAACGCGAATCTGGCGGAGTTCATTGATGAGGGCGACCTCAACGCCCTGGCTGTTGACCTGATTGAGGGCATCGAGGAAGACCGCCGGAGCTTTTCGGAGTGGCTGCAGACGCGGGCGAACGGGGTCAAGCTGCTTGGGTTCAAGGTCGAGGAGCCGCGCAGTGACTTGGCGTCCACGTCCGCCCCCCTTGAGGGCATGTCGACAGTTCGGCATCCGCTGCTCGGCGAGGCGTGCCTGCACTTTCAGGGAAACGCCCGTCGTGAGATGATTCCGAGCAATGGACCGGCGAAAATCGCCGTTTATGGCGGCCAGACCGCCGTGAAAGACTGGCTGGCGGAGAAATTAGAGTCAGAAATCAACTGGTATCTGACCAAAAAGGCCACTGAATTCACCCCTGGCACCGACCGTCTCCTGTTCATGGTGGGGTTCTCGGGCATGGCGTTCAAAAAGGTGTATTTTTGCCCGATGCGGCGCCGCCCGGTCTCCGAGATGGTGGACGCCGAGCACTTCGTGGTGGCCAACACCACCACAGACATTCAGACCACGCCGCGCGTGACCCACATCATCCCCATGCAGCAGACGACGTTTAAACGCATGCAGTTGCTGGGGGTCTACCGGGACATTCCCATCCAGCGGCCGGACGCCAACATCAACGCCTTTGACGCCGCCGTGGCGCGCTCCCAGGGCATCAGCCTCAATGTGACCCGTCCAGAAGACCAAGTGCACACGATCTACGAATGTTATGCCGATGTCGACCTCCCCGAGTTTGAGCACCATCTTGATGGAGAGCCCACAGGCCTTCCGCTCCCTTATCGAATCACCATTGACCTCACGTCACGAGCAATTCTGGAAATCAGAAGGGATTGGGACGAAGGCGACGAGGATTTCATCCGGAGACGCACTTTCGTTCCCTTTGGCTTCGCCCCAACCTTCGGGTTCTACTGCACTGGTCTCCTTCAGATACTCGGTAACGCGACGTCTGCCCTGACCGGCGCATGGCGCCTGCTGCTCGACGCCGGGATGTTCAGCAACTTCCCCGGCTTCCTCTACGCCAAGAACGGCGCGAAGCAGAGCAACAACACGTTTCGCGTCCCGCCCGGCGGCGGCGCGCCCGTCGACGTGCCCGGCGGCGTCAAGCTGGCCGACGCCATCATGCCGTTGCCGTATAAGGAGCCGTCGCAGACCCTTATCGCCTTGACCCAGACCATCGGCGCGGCCGGGCAGAAACTTGGCGGGACAGCCGAGCTGCCGACCGCCGAGGGCAAGGCTGACGTGCCCGTTGGCACGATGCTCGCCGCCATTGAGCAGGCCGGGAAAATCCTGAACGCGGTGCATACGCGGCTTCATGACGCGCAGACAGTTGAGCTGGAATTGATTCTGGAGCACCTGCGCCAGCATCCCGAGGCCCTGTACCGGCCCGACCCGGACCAGCCGCTCTGGACCCTGGACATGGTCAGGCAGGCCCTGGCCAACTACAATCTCGTGCCCCGGTCCGACCCGAACACCCCGAGCCATGCGCACCGGCTGATGAAGGCCATCGCCCTTGGGACAGTGGCGCAGCAGACGCCGCCCGGCGTGTTCGACCCGAAGAAGATTGCGACGCGCGTGCTGCACATGATGCAGATTGATGACGTTGACGACCTGTTTATGCCGCCGCCGCCCCCTGGCGCCGCGCCGCCGCCCAACCCGGAGCAGATTAAGGCGCAGTCGGCCATGCAGACGAACCAGGCTAAGCTGGCGACCGCCGCGCAGACCAGCCAGACCAAGATGGCGGATATCCAGGCCCGCGTGCAGGTCGAGATGGCCAAGATGGACCATGAGAAACAGCTTGAATATATGCGCCTGATGCAGCATTTGGTAACGCATCCCCTTGCCGCGCACATCTTTGGTTTGGGGGGAGAAACAGGGGGTCAGGGGCAGGTTCCAGCCATGCCCGGAGGTTATGACCCGTTAGCCCAACAGTGAGAAAAACATGAATGACGTCGTCCAGAACGGCTTTCGGATTCACATCGAAACCAAGCAACTCGCCGAGGGCCTGCTTGCGTCCGAGGCCTATTTTCAATTCCCAGGCACGACGGTTGTCGTCTGCCTGTTGACCACGCACCACGGCCATCATGCGGTTGGTTCGAGCTATTTTCCCGACCCGATGGAGTTTGAAGACGCCCTCGCCCGTCAGGGTTCGCGTGAAGACGCGATGGAGAAGCTTTTCCCTGTCGCGGACTATCTTTATCGGGAGAGACGGTACAACGACGGCGCGACGCTTGAGCCGGCTGTTCCCGCGCCTGTTGTTCAAGAGGTGGGGATGGGCTATTCAATCACGCGGGTTCCCATTGTGGAGGCCATGACGCGCCCGCCCATCGTTGAGCCGGGCGGCATTAAGTTCATTGAGCGGGACGCGCCCCCGTTCGTGTACAGCGACGTCGGTCCGGAGGAGTTGAGCGCGGCGATGGTCGAGGTAGTCGAGGATGATATCGCCGAGGTCATCACCCGTATGTATGCGGCCATGAAGGCCAAAAAGGAAACCCGGAAGGAAGTCTATCAGCGCGAGCTTGAGCGCCTTGGTCAGGAAATGGATCAGCAGCTTGCCGCCGAGATTGAGGCGACCAAGCAGTACACGGCGGGCGCGGGCGAAGAGCTTATTGCCGAGATTGCCGCCACTCTTCACAAGGGCGACCTGATTACCGCCGACGAGGCGGCCCGCGTCTCAGGGGGAGCGGCGATGGCGTCGTTTAAACGCTCTGACCTCGTGCGCGACTCCATGGTGAGCGGCGACGGCGTCGCGCTGATATCTATCACGCATCCCGGTTCAGTGGAGGATATGGAATGAGCGCGCGTCATCCAGAGCGAGAATCCCGCGAACCCGCCGCCCGCCGCCGGAAGGGCTCAAGTCAGGACCGCCTGAACGCCGAGATTGCGCTCGCCGAGGGCGGCAGACGCCTGATTCGCGAGCGTGGCCGGAAAAAGCTGTTCGCCCAGCCGCGCAACCTGATTGCCCATTGGGCGACATTCGACGGCAAGTGGAATGGCGTTGAAATCCGTCATAACCGCCTTATCAAGGGCGTTGGACGGCCCCCGAAAGCACGTTTCATCCCGGACCCGGTTATCGGCGTCCTGGAAAAGTGGGGGTTCTGATGGTCGAGCTGTTCACATGGGAGCATGTCCCGGAGCTGGTTAAGCTGGCTGTCGAGAAGGGGCGCGTCGTCAAAAACGCGTTTCCGTCCGTCCGATGCGCTACGGGCGAAAACTATACAGAGTTCCAAATCGGCGCAGATGGCCCGGACATTAATTTCCGGGAGGCGGCGGCGTATATCGCCGTGAATATAATCTCCCATTTCGAACCGGCCTCAAAGTATCTATACTGGAGAATCAGGCCGGAGTTTGAGCCAGTTGAGGTTGACTGGCTTGAAGGGACCACATGTAAAAAGAAGACGATTTATAAGTTCTATGCCCGTCTTCTCATTACAGACGCAGAAGAAATCTATGTGTGAAAAGACCAAGAGTTAGTCTCACGGGAATAGGAAACCATGAAAGAAATCAAGGCGCGGGCGAAAGCCCTGCACGGGGCGCGGTTCGCCAGCTACGGCGCAAGCTCGACGTCCAAGCATCCTGGCAAGGCTAATGGCGGGCATGCCGACGCCGCTGAAGACCGCGCCATGATTAAAGGCATGGTCAAACCTTCGGCGATGAACCGGGCGAGCGGCGGTCAAATCGCCCGGTTGGGCGATTTGGTCAAGAGCACTGCCGACCCGAACTTGGCCAAAGACCCAAAGACAAACCCCGGCGCGCAGAAAGCGGGCTATAAGCGCGGCGGCCGGACGACGAAAAAGGGAAAGACCCACGTCAATATCATCGTGGGGCAACCGGGCGGCCAAGCCAAGCAGCCCGTGCCCATCCCCGTGCCTATGCCCGCTCCGGGCGGGGGAGCTGGCGGCATGCCTCCAGCCGGACCGATGGGCGGCATGCCCCCGGCTGGACCGCCGCCATCTATCGGCGCGCTCGGCGGCACGGCTGGCCTGCCCCGCAAGAAGGGCGGCATGGTCCACCTGACCGGCGGCGCTGGCGGCGGGCGTGGCCGTCTTCAGAAGAACCACATGCGCTAATCGCGCCAACATAAGGAAGGCCGCAGATGGAGTCCGAAAAGCATCCGGAGCTTATTAAGTTCATCAAAACATACGTGTTTTGGATGACGTTTGTCGGGGTGCTGGTCACTGCGGCCTACTTCCTCTTAACCTGAAGACTTTAAACCATGGTTCAAGTAAGCTATTGGGATGAGGTCTTTTATGAGAAGTTCGTAGCCGCGCTGGAATTGAAGCGGCTTGAACTTCTGGAAGGTCTTGCTCGGGGCGTCGAGTATGACGAGTATTTACGGCAGGTAGGGCAAATCAACGGCTTAAGGATTGCGGGGGATATCGCGAAAGAACTTCAGGATAAATACAGGTCCAGCACATGAGCAGTTTTTTCAAGTCTGATTTAATCAGACTTCTGGCTAAAGCCGAAGACCAGAAAGCAGCAATCGTCGAAGCCCTAGGCGATTCTATTGAACATCTTTCTCTTACTGGCAATGATGTTATTATTGCTGTTTATATAGAGAAAGAGATAAGCAAAGGCGGGCTCATTATGCCGGATGAGCGCCTTAAGGAGAGCCTCTACCAGTCCAAAGTTGGGCTTGTGGCCAGGGCAGGTCCTGACGCCTTCCGGTTCCGTGGCGCGTTCCCGTGGGTCAGCCCGCGCCCCGAAGAAATCGGCGAAGACGGCAAGCTCAAGAAGGGCTACGGCATGCGCTCAAAAAAGCACACGCCAAAAGTGGGCGATTGGGTTGTCCACTTCCCAACCGACTCGAAGCTGTTTGGCCTGCGTGGCGTGCCATGCCGGTACTCGCTCGACAGCACGGTGAAGATGATCACCACAGCGCCAGACGAGATTTTGTAAGGAGCCCCCATGTCCAGGCGGAAAAGAGCGGCTGCAGCGCAGCTTGAACAGATGGCCAGCGCGCGCGAGGCGGCGCCCGAGATTGAGTTCGAGGTCGTTGACGAGTCAGGCGTGGTTATCGCCGAGTCGTTGAGCGACGAGATTATCATCGAGCATGCGGAGGAACACGCCCCGGCGTATGAGCAGCGCGCCGAGGAAGAGCCGGACGCGCTGACCAAGCTCAAGGCGCAGTACGCTGAGCGCGAGACGGAGATTCAGCGGCTCAAGCGCGAGCGGGCGGAGGCCGAGCACCGGGCGAACGAGAACGCCAACCACGCCGTTCAGGGAGAGCGGAATTACCGTGAGGCGACAGTGGCGGCGGTGGAGAACGCCATCGCCCTGGCCAAGTCCAACATCAATCAGGCCCAACAGGCGGCGTCCCTGGCGGCGCAGCGCGGCGACTGGGATACGCACGCCAAGGCCCTGGCGGCGTTGACCGAGAACACCGCGCAGATTCAAAGTCTGGAGCGGGCGAAGTCAGATGTCGAGCGGGCCCCCGAACCAACGGCGCAGCACTATCAGCGCCCGCCCGATAACGACTTTGAAATGCAGATTAAGGCGTTCCCGCACAGGACCCAGGCGTGGCTCCGGGAGCATAAGGACGATATCTACCTGAACCAGGAACGCGCCATGCTGGCGGAGTCAGCGGCCAATCTGGCGCAGCGGAAGGGGATTGAAGTCGAGAGCCAGGACTACTTTGATTTCATTGACGAGCAGATGGGGTATAAAACCGTGACCAGCGATTCCAGGTCGAATGGCGGCTCCGGCGTCCCGCCAGTTCAGAGGAAGGCCCAGACGCCCGCCGCCCCTCCGGCCCGGACGTCATTTGGCGCGCCTCAGGGGAAGGGAAGGCGCGTGCAGCTCTCTCAAGAGCAGAGGAAGGCCGCCGTCCAGCTTTACGCTGACCTCCCCGAGCATGAGGCCCTGGCGCAGTACGCTAAGGGCGTCGCTGAAATCGACTCGGGCAAGTCCAACTTGCTCTGGTCAAGAGACAAGTATAAGGGAGGCGTCGGTGTCTAAACCCCCATACAATTGGCGCAAGACCGAGAAAACACCGGTCGCCAAGCCCGTAATCAAGAAACCACCCGAGGTTGAGGAACCCATGACAAAAGCGCCTCAAGCGTCTGATCCCGTCGCCATTGAGGCGCTTACGATTCAGATGGCGCAGCTCGCATCTATGATGGCCGAGTCCCAAAAGCAAATGGCGGAGCAGATTACCGCGCTCGGGAGACAGGTCGCCGAGGACCGCAAAGAGGTGCGCGTCGAAGCTGCGCGGCCCAAGCGCCCCCAGGCTCGGGAAACCGGGATTACTACGGCGATTGGCCGCGACGGTGAAGTTGTCACGCGCCGGGCGCAGTTTGCGTCCAGTGACCCTTTCGAGCTGCCGCCCGAATTCGTGGAGGCTACTTTAGCCGAGGGATATACTCTTGAATGGAAAACCCGGTTCGTCTACAATGAGGAGCGCGGAGTTTATATTTCTCGACTCCAAAGAGATGGCGGATGGCGACCTGTTAAGAATAGCAGGCTACTCGGCGTCTTCTCTGGTGAAGAAGAGGAGGCTGTTCAACACGATGGTATGATTTTGATGGAGCGTCGCGTAGAGTTAACCAACGCAGCGCGACGTGAGGAACAGATTAGCGCCCGTGAACAGCTTTTGATGCGTCAACGGAATTGGGGTGTCGATTCGAAACGGGAAGACTATTTCGACCCGAACACCCAGGAAGCACAGAAGCATACGCTTTTGAGAGCGCAGCGTGAGCGGGCGGACCCATCATGGGCTCCATCGCACACTATCGCTGGAGGCGACGAGTTTTCGTAACGCGTGAAGGTCCAGACCGTTTAAACGGTCTGGACGCCAGACTTTCAGACCACCGTTCCGCCTCGGCGTTGAAGGTGGCAGTACAGCAGAACCGCACAGTTCCGCCTCGGCGTTGAAAGTGCAAAAGACCCAGGCATGCGCCATTCCGCCCCCGCGCCGGGGAGCGTTGAAAGCAAAGCCGGTTAACCCAATCAGGATTTAAGAAATGGCCAATACGAACAGCCCGTTCGGATTGCGCCCGCTAGGGATTTACGGCGCGGCGCAGCCAACGTTTCAGCAGCAGGCTTGGAAAGTTGCCAGCGGCAACACGCACCAGTTCTTTAGGGGCGACCCGATTATCCGCCTGAACACCGGTTACGTTGACTATTGGGTCAACGGTCAGCCCGCGAGCTATCTCGTTGGCGTGTTCTGGGGCGCGAAATACCTGTCGACAGCGCTCGGCCGCACGACTCAGAACACATTCTGGCCGGGTAACGACGCCACCACCGACGGCACCGTTTACGTTATCCCCTGCGATAACTTCCCGACCCCCCTGTTCGCCATCCAGGCCAGCAGCGCTTCCACCCCGATTGCTTTGTCTGACGTCGGCAAGAACGCCGATATCGTCATGGGCACCGGCCATATCCTCGGCGGCTCTCTCGGCCTGTCCGGCGCCACGCTCGGCGTTCCGACCACCACCGCCACGTTGCCGTTCCGCGTTGTGGGCCTCTTGTCGGACTATTTCCCGGCCGGAACCCCAGGCGCCGACAACACCACCCCATACAATATCGCAGTGGTGACGCCTAACACCGCTCAGATGACCGGCATTTAAGGAGGGCGTAAACAATGGCTATTAATCTAGCGGCAGAACGCGACCTCCTACTTCCAGGTCTCGCGGCCATCACCGGCCAGTATCGGAATATCGAGCCTCAGTGGAAGCGCGTGTTCCGTTCTATCCAGTCAAAAATGCAGATTGAGCGCACCGTTCAGGCGCGATATTTGCAACTCGCGGCTCTTAAGGAAGAAGGCGCTCAGACGTTGTTTGATAACAACGCTGGCCAGCGCTGGATTTACAATATGGAGCCTATCGAAGCTGGTCTGGGGTACGCAATTACCCGTAAGGCTATCGACGATAACTTGTACAAGTCCGATTTCAACCCAATGAATCTTGGGTTGGCTAAGTCGTTCGCGGACTACTGGGAGATTCAAGCAGCGAACATCTTCAATACCGCTGGCACGTACAATGCGTCCATCGGCGGCGACGGCGTTTCCCTGCTCAACAGCGCGCATCCGCTTACAGAAACTTCGCCGTTCGTCGGGGGCTCTTGGGGCAACCGGCCAAGCGTCGATGTAGACCTCAACGAGGCAACCCTCATCGCAGGTCTAAAGCAGATTCGCGCTGGGTTCGTGAACGAGGCGGGCCTGAAAATCCGGGCTCGCGGCCGTCTTCTCTGCGCCCCAATCGCCCTTGAGGATGTGTGCATCCGCCTTATCAAGGCCGAGCTGCGGCCGGGCACCACCGACAATGACCCGAACGCCATTCACACGCTGTCCGGCGGTCTGCATGACTTCGAGATTTTTGATTACTTCACGTCGAACTTCTCCTGGTTCATCAAGACCGACGTCGAGGGACTGGTTCATATCGACCGGATACCGTTTGAACTAGACATGCACGTGGACTTTATGACGGATAATCTCCTTGTGAAAGGATATCAACGTGCAGGGTTCTTTTTTAATGATCCGCGCTGCCTGTATGGGAGCCTTCCCACGTCTTGATATTGACTAGGTGGGTAGTTTTTGCTAGAATCCTTTGGTTGCAACCATAAATAGGATTCTAGCATGGCTACACCTACAGATAGAGAGCACGCGCTCACGGTTCGGGAATTAAGATCGCGTCTTGATTACGACCCGCACACAGGTATCTTTAAGTACAAGATACCACCTAAGTACAGTAAAGTTCGGGCCGGTGACATAGCGGGGTATGTCAGAGATGGAAACTATCTACTGATTAAAATAGATAGTATTGCGTATTACGCGCATCGTCTTGCATGGCTCTATGTCTACGGAGCATGGCCTAAAGAATACTTAGATCATGCTAATTTGAATAAGCTGGATAATCGTATCGCAAATTTACGACCAGCTAGTATGGCAGAAAATAGGACAAATACCCCCCTAAGTAAGGGAAATTCGTCCGGGTTTAAAGGTGTGACAAAATATAGGTGCAAGCATGTTCAAAAAGGAATTGAATGTACTTGCCCAACACGCTGGAAAGCACAAGCGACGATAGACCAAAAGGTAATATACCTTGGGCTATTCGACACGAAGGAACTGGCTCATGAAGCCTACGTTAAAGCAGTTACTGCGGCGCGGCCAGATTTTGTTCGTGTCGGATAAGGGAGAGCCCCGTAATGGCTAAGTCAACTATCAGCGGCCCTTTCATCGTCTACGGGAACGAGGCGACCCCTCCGGGGATGGCCGCCCGGTCCGCGAACCAGAACCCGGACGCGGGGCCGAGCGTCTTCTATGGCGGCGTGGCGTCTCTTGACCCGCGCCCCATTTTCACGTTCTTCCCCGGTCAGACGCCCGGCTCGCCGCCGGTTCTCGCCTGGATGAGTTCGGATATCATGGCCGTTGACTTCGCCCCCCTGGCTGCGGCCACGGCGAACCTCGCGGCCCTGCAGGGCAACACGATAAACGTTCCTCTCACGCTGGTCACCGTCAGCGGGGGAGACGTCACCGTTGGCGACACGTTCAAGAACGCGTCGACTGGCGCCACGGTCACCGGCGCCCGGCGCATCGGTCCAAAACCCGCCGTGCTCCCAGTCGGCTCGTCCGGGCTGGTGAACTTCTGGGACCCCGCAACCGTCAGCAGCCGGGCGGTGTCCATCACCTCCGGCACGACCACGCTTGCGGGCATCACCTACACCGTTGTCGGCTATGACGTGTTCGGCCAGCCCCAGACCGAGGCCATCACCGGCCCTGGCGCGGGCCTGACTGTCAGCGGCAAGAAGACCTGGAAGTGGATTGCCAGCGTGACCCCCTCGGCGACCAACGCCGCGACGGTCAGCATCGGGACTCCGGATATTTTCGGCTTCCCAATCAAAGTCGCTTCCTATCCGTACGTCCAGGTGTATTGGAATAACGTCCAGCAGCTGACGGCCACGGTCACGGCTGCCGACGCCACATCTCCAGCCACCACGACAACTGGCGATGTGAGGGGAACTTTCACGCCGGGTTCGGCTGCAAACGGAACCATTCGCATGGTGGCGTTCGTCAATATCCCAGTGGCGGGCATTGCGGTGACTTCAACAGCAGCCCTGACCACGGCCATGTTTGGCGTAACGCCAGTATAAGGACAAGTCGATATGGCTAAGACTAAAGGCGGCCTCAGCTCCAAGACCCCGGCTTTCGCCGGGGGCAACAAGGACGTGATTAAAGAGGCCAAAGCCGGTAAGAACATTGGTAAGGTGGGCGGCGTCTCGCGCAAGCGCGGCGGGGCCTGCAAGGCCTCCGGCGGCGGCGCGGATACGTCCCCCTACAGCTCTGCGGGCCGGAGCCTGCGCAACAAGAGCTAACATCGAGAGCGTTTAAACGAGGCGACCATGAGCAGAATCATTCAGGCGACGGTTGGTCCATTAGCTGCGGCGGCTGCGAACAATGTTGGGCTGTCCCAGACGCCACTTGCGGCGGGCGACCTGACCCTGAATGGCGTGCTTGTCGTGGGCGGCGTGGCTACGCTGGATCAGCCACGCCGCATCATCATCACGTCGGCCGGGAACGACAGCGCCGTGACGTTCACCGCCTATGGGACTGACTGGAGCGGGCAGGCGCTGCAGGCCAGCGTGGCTGGCGCCAACGTGGGCGCGGCGGACTTCGGCGTGAGCTTCAAGACGGTAACCCGCATCGCCGTCTCGGCCGCCACGGCGGCGGCTGTGACCGTCGGGACCAACGGCGTAGCGGACTCGCGGCCCATTTTTCTCGACGCGTTCGGGTTTGCCCCGACGTCGCTGCAGGTGACCGTGACCGGGACCGCGAATTACACGGTCCGGCAGAGCATGGACAACCCGAATGGGGCGCCTGGTTTTGGCGTTCCCCTCGGTCTTCAAAATGTAACATGGCTCGATCATGCCGACCCCAACGTGGTGAATGCGTCGGCGTCCAAGCAGAGCAACTACGCCTTTACCCCAACAATCTGCAAAGTTGTCTTGAATTCAGGAGCGGGCTCGCTCACTTTCTCAGTTGTTCAGACGGCGTCGCCATCTATTTGAGGTTTTTCTATGTCTGGAATGACGGATGGACTGGGGCTGTCGCTAGTCCCGTTTAATGCCAACATAGTAAACGTCATGTCATTTGGCGCTAAAGGCGATGGCGTCACTGACGACTCTGCCGCCTTTACAAACGCCATAGCCAAAGCGGCGTCGCTAGGCTATGGAACAATCTATGTTCCATATGGTGTTTACTACACCGGGACAGCCACAATCACGCTTCTCCCGAACGTGGCCATTTTTGCCGAGAACGGCGCTGCGCTTCGGTATACCGGCGTCGGCGTCGCGCTGCTGATTCAGAGCGATTTGACTATCGGCGGCGCGAATATGTTCTATGGGAGGGTGTATCAGCTTCCTGCCATATTCAAGGGCTCCAGCGCCACGCCTGCATGGTTCGCTCTCGGCGACGTCACGTCAGTTGGCGTCCATATTACCGGCGGTATGCAGAATTGCGAAATCTATATCCCCGGTATCCTGTTTTACAACACAGGTCTTCTACTAGACACGCTCACCGTAACGCAGAACATCGTTTGCAATAACATCTACCTAGGCCGTATTATTAACTGTAAGAACGGCATTCACGCCATAGCTTCAGCGACGTGGGGTGTTAACCAGAACCAATTCTACGGTGGCTCTATCCGGGTAGACTCCGGCTACACCACGGCTGACCCGAGCTGGAAAATCTGGCTCGACGCGACCGAGACCAACAACAACACGTTCATCGGGACCAATTTAGAACTTGGTTCGCCTACGCAGAAGGCCATAAGCTGCGCCAGCGACGCGAACGAGTTCATAGGCTGCCGGTTTGAGGGCGGGCAGGCGACCGCCGGGTTCATCACGTTCCTGGCGGGCGCGGACAACAACCACATTCGGGGTGGGTGGGGTTCGTTCAACACGTTCACCGGGCCGTATGACGCCTTCGTAAGCGATGCGGGCGCTGGGAACGTCTATGAATACGCCAGCGTCACCGCTGGCAAATTCATGAATTTCAATTGGCAGAGCGGGCGCATTCAGTTTGGAAGCGGAACTGTCGTTCCTGACGTCCCTATCCGAGGATACAGCACTGATCGCCTCCAGTTCGGCGACGTCAATACGTTGGGAATTCGCTATTTCGGGGGTCAATGGCAGGAAGAAACCATCCAGACCACCGGTACAGCTCTCGTCGGTTACGCAAATAATTATCAATTAACCTACGCAGGACCGACAACAATAACTGGCGCTGGTGGCGCGATGGTTGACCAAACAATTTCTTCATTAGTGACTATTATTGCTACTAATGGTAATATAACGCTCCAGCATGACGCCGCCCCAGCCGCTGGTTCAGGCCATTTCTTCAATAAGGCTGGAGTAAACTTACTACTTACTGCCAATCTTCCCGTTGCGTATGTACAAATGAACGGGGTTCTGTACCAGCTATAACCAAAAGCGGGGATTATCTGAGGTGTTTACAATAAGAATGTCGGAAATCTCTGATGTGGCGGGAAATGCTGCGGACGGGATTGTACGAGGGGTTGTTGACCAGTCCCTCTTCTCCGGGGCGTACACAAGTGTTGAAGACGCTGAGACTGTCTACGCCTTTAATCTTGACACGTCAACAGGGGCGATTGATTTTACTGATTACACTGTTCAGTGTACTTCAGGAATTGCGAATTCGTTTCTTCCCTGGAGCACGGACGGCCAGTTTTCCGCAGGGGACGCGCTTTACATCGCGTCGGACGAAAGCGTCACTGAAATCCGGTTCACCATCGATACGCCCGGCGTCTGGGTTGGCGGCGGCCTGGATATCCTGGACTCGACAGACGGCGCGACGCCGAACCGTACGCTGACAGGCGTCTCTGACTCGTCGAACGGCTTCAGAAACGGCCCCGGAACGTATGTCGTTACGTGGACTGACCCCGCTATTCCCCGCGTCGCGTGGTCGCCGGTTCCCGGCTTCATCGCGGCCCGCAAGTGGATTGTGATTCGCCCGTCCGGCTACATTTCGTCAACGACGTCTCCTAAAATGTCGATGACGTATTGCCTAAACCTCGGGACTGATTTTGAGGTGAAGACGGCAGTATACAATGCAGCCTTGTCTGACGGCACGTTTGCCGCCGGTTCAAATGTCGTTTATAAAGTTGGCGAAGCTGACCTGTTCTCATTCCCGGCCGCAGGGCTCGGGCTCGACCTTATGGTTCACCGCAAGGCGACCAATACGCGGAACGTTACGCTTGAATATTACTCGACAAGTGGAACGTGGCTGCCGTTCACCGGCGTTGATGACCCATCGGATTGGATGAAAAACGGCCCAACGACGCTTGGCGTCGACCCGCCGGAGCTTTTCCATGTGCGCTGGGTGAAGCCGTCGAACTGGGATATCATGCCGCTGACCATCGACCTCGACCCAGGCGGCCCGACGCCGTTGACCGGGGCGTTCATGCGGGCGCGCGTGTCGTCCGTGTCCAACTACGCGCCACAGGTCGCCCCGCTGGCGCGCGGCCGCGCCCGCTCCTTGGACGCATCGGGGGCTGTCATTCACCTTGAAACAGCGGTATACTCGGCGCTGACATTTGAGGTTGGCGTCCCGTGCCTCTCTGACACGACGATTCAGCTGCTCAATATCAACACGGGCGCGGCGGTGACCGCCGTCATCCCGAGCGCCACATATTCGAGCTGCAACCTGCCCTTGGAGCGCATCGTGTTCTCTGCCCCTCTCCCCATCGGCGCTGGCGACGCGCTGCTGGTGACATGGCAGAGCGGCGGCGTGCTGCAAGACGCCGAACTTGTTCTTCAATAAGGGGGGTGGGAGATGCACACCGGATATCCTACCGTCTACCGCATGACGGCGGCCGAATTCGTCTCGGGGCTCGCGCTTACCCTGACCGGCGGGTTCATCGAGATTGTTGACGCCAGCGGGACGCCGACCGGCGTCATGTATGTCACCGGCCTTGCCGGGACCATGCCGACGCTGCTTGGCGGGACGCTTGCGTCCTACCGCACGGCGGGCGAGCATCTTGAGCATTTTCGCGTCGTGTACGATGTTGATGGCGTAACCGCCATGAAGGCCGACCCGACCGATATTACAAAGTGCAAGACAATTATCGGTGTAACCACCCTTGACACGGGTATTACTGACACTGTTGAGATTATATCTCAAGGTGAACTCATCTTACATAGCGCCTTACCTGCAGGAACAATATATCTCGGAGCTGCAGGGACGCTTACCCAAGTTATTCCGACAACAGGGGTTTTCGTGAAACTTGGGTATGTTGCAAACGCTGACCTTATGATTATCGAGGTTGGCGAACCGATTGTTCTATCATAAGGGAGCTTTGTTATGGCAGCGGGTAGATATATTAATGTAGTCTCTGGCATCCTGACCCAGGTCGTCAGCGTCGAGTCTTCAACGGGCGCAGCCGACGAGGGCAAGATTGTCTCTCTGAACGCGAGCGGCCAGATTGACTCCACCATGCTCGACGGCGCTTACACCGCCAACGTCACGGCGGGCAACACCGTCGCCCTCGGCGATATGTGTTATCTCGCCGCTGCCGGGACCATCAGCACCGCGATTGCAACCGCCATCGGCACCATCGCTCAGGGCTTTGCGACCGAGGCGGGAACAGCCGGAACCCCGGCGACTATCGTGTTCGGCGGAGAAGACACGAACGTTGCGGGCCTGACCCCCGGCGTCGAGTATTATCTTGACCCCACGACCCCCGGAGCCATCACCGCGACGCCGCCCTCCACGCCGACCCAGATTATTCAGCCGGTTGGATTCGCGGTGTCCGCGACCCGGCTCCACTTCAACCGTCTGAGTCCGGCTGTTGTCGTGTAATGACCGTTGTTTACTGCCTGTTTCAGGTGGTATGAACTAAACAGCGGCGGCGTTTAAACGCCGCCGCTGTTTCTGCGTTCAGGAGATGACAAACCATGGTGACCAGCGGCACGTATGCATGGAACCCAGCCGCCGCAGATATGTTCGCGGTCGCCTTCGGCATGTGCGGCGTCCGGCGCACGGAGATTACTCCGGAGCATATCGCCGACGCCATCATGCACGCGAACCTTGCGCTTGTAGACTTCAGCAACCGCAATCCGAACCAGTGGATGCTGGAGACGGTTCCCATCGCCCTCACGCCCAACGTCGCGACCTACACGCTGCCGAACCGAACGCTCGCCATCGGCGCGGCCTATGTCAGCGTGAACGCGTCGGGCACGGTCAACGACCGGCTGATGACGTCCATGTCGGCGACCGAGTATGCAGCCATCCCGGAGAAAGGGCGCGCGGGCTACCCCAATTCCTACTGGCTGAATCTGGCGACGCCAGCGCCCACAATCACGCTGTTCTACGTCCCGGATAGCAACTACACGTACACCCTGCAGCTCACGTCTTTCAGGCAGGCACAGGACTTCAACCCCATCAATGACCAGACGGTAGACGCGCCCTATCGCTTCCTGGACGCCTACATTCATGGGCTGGCGTCGCGGCTGTCGACGTCCTACCCGGACCCGAAGCGGCCGAACCTGTCGGCGCAGTATGAGGGCATGTACGAAAAGAAAATGATGATTGCCTCTGCAATGGACCAGGAAGACGTCAATATGTATGTCGTTCCTGGCATGCAAGGGTATTTTCGCGCCCTACCGTTATTTCTCGGTATCCCTGGCATTATGGATATACTATCGTCAGTCTCCTTTTGAGCGGAGATACAATAAATGGCGTACCGCCCTAGAGGAAAAGCTTTCGTCGACCCCCTTAATCCCACGGCGTTTGCTATCTGCTCGCGGTGCGGTTCCCTATACAATCGAGACAAGCTTGACTGGCAATACCAGTGGTACGCGAACAAGCTCTTCAATAAGCGCATCCAGGTCTGCGGGGTATGCATGGACAAGCCGTCGCAGTTCCTCCGCCAAGTCATTCTTCCCCCGGACCCGGCCGCCGTCAACCAGCCGCGCACAGAGCCGTACGCCATCGATGAGGCCCCAACGGTCGCGTCGGTCAATCAGAATATCGCAGGAGCCAATCTTTCAGTGGTTTTAGGGGCCACGACTCCGAACCAGCGAACATTCACGATATCGCTTTGGGTCAAGTGCACCGAGGTTCTTCTAAACCCGAGCCTGTTTCGCGTGTCTCTTATCACGAATGACACGTTTCTGAGAGTACAGCGCTTCAATGATGCGGAGATAGACCTCCACAACTACGTTGGAGGCATGTCAGACCAAGCTCTATGGAACGATGATGCGGCAGGCCTGCCCGGCTATGTCCCCCCGAATACCTGGACACACTACATCTACGCCATAGACACGACGCAACCTGATATCGCAGACCGGGCGAAAATCTATAAAAACGGAGTCCAGCACCCCACATACGTGTCAAAAAACCTTGCCCAAGACACGCTGTTTTCGAATTTCATGGTGTCCGGCGCCACGGTCCTGTTCCCCTCGACGTCGAATCTGGTTCGCATGAATGGGCGGATGGCGTTCATCCAGGTGCTTGACGGCGTCCAGGCGCGGGCTGTCGACCTCGGGTCACAGGTTGCCGGGCTCTGGAAACACAAGCCCTACGGCGGGAACTTCGGGCCGACTGGCTTTTACTTTTCAGGAGATAACGGCCTTCAGACAAAGCAGGGCGTCGGGACCGCCTATGCGTTCGCGAACTCGGGCGTTCTGCTCGACTACACCGATATCCCGCCTTACACGAGCATATAGATGACGCGGCGTTTTTTCACCAGGGCGAGCGATAACCCTTTTGACCCCGAAGCGCGGGCGGTCTGCGACCGGTGCGGCATGGTTTACGACCACGGCGCGCTGCGGCCACAGCTGCGCCAGGGGCCGGGCTCCCTGAAGCCGTCGCTGCTGTTGGTGTGCAAGAACTGCCTCGACCTGCCCATGCCATGGATGCGGACGTTTTTCATACCTCAAGACCCGCCGCTGCTGTCGTTCCCGTCGCCCGAATATTACGCGATTGATGAGGCGTCGAGCTGGAACCTGACAGGGCCGATGTATCAGCCCATCGTCTTGGGGAACCTGTCTGTCATCAACGCCGACCTCTCTATGGGCCTTCAAATCGCGGTCCTGAACGGCGTCTCCGGGCTCTCCGTGACGCCCCAGCTCGGCGTGGGGCTATCGGCGGTCCTGAACGGCGTCTCCGGGCTCTCCGTGACGCCCCAGCTCGGC